GAGCCCGGGATATTTGAGCCCGGAAAAAGGTTTTTAAGGTTTAAACTCAATTCCAGAAAGAGACAATGTGCATCCCTGTATCTATTTTATAGCATTTCCTGATTTTCATATATTCATTTAAAAGGCCCATTTCCTGTTTTGTATTTTCCCCGGGAAATATTCCAATTCCTAAATAAATCCAAAAAAGGCCAAAATATTTTTTTTGCAAAATGTGCTTTTTTTCCTTTTGGGTATTGACAATTATAATATATTCCATTATATTCTAATATATGAATAATTATTTTTTTATAAACAAGGGGAAACAAAATGAAATTAAAAGGTAAATTTTCAATTCCGGAACCTGAAATAAAAAAATGTAACGTTTCAAGATTAACAGAATTAACAGAGATTGCTTTCGATCATTTCAACGTTGAATTGTTTGGAGGAAAATTGAAAAGGCCCGCAATCACTATTCAAGCCGATGCCGGAACATACGGTTGGGTTTCTGTTTTACCAGTTTGGGTTAACGGTGAAAAGCAAAATGCAAAAAGAGAATTAAACTTGACTGCAAATTATTTAAAGAGAAACCGTTTTGAAAGATGGGCCACGTTGTTGCATGAAATGGTTCATCTTAAAAACTTACAAAATGGAATTTTAGATGTAACCCCATCCAATGGTTATCACCAGAAAAAAACGTTTGGGAAAGAATGTGAAAAAATCGGGCTCGATAATTGGGAAAGAAAAGACGGTTGGTCCGGAACTGCAATCGCACCTTTTGGAAAATCACATTTTGCCTTGCAAGCTTTAGCCGAAAAGGTAAGCGAATCAGAATTTGAATTTCAACGTGGAAATTTTATTCCTGATCCCGAAGATATACCAAAAACCCCAACCGGAAAAATGGCCCCTAATTCTGGCAAAAAAGGCCGGGGTTCCGGAAATGGTAGCAAGATGAAAAAATGGTCCTGTGGCTGCACTAATGTAAGGGTTGCGGTTTCTAGCTTCAATGCAACCTGTAACAACTGTGGAAATGATTTTATCCCGGCTTAAAACTTTAACAAGGTTGCCGGGGTTAACCCGGCAATCTGATTAAGGTTTTAATGGTAGTTTTTTTTAACTTAACAAGGGGAAATAATATGAAGCTTAAAACAGAAAAACAAATATTAATGGATTACATGGAAACAGTTTTAAAGGAACATAATATTGAATGTGTAGAAGGTGCAACATGGTTAATGGCTAAAGTTTATATAAGAAGAAAACCACTTAGTTTTATGAGTAGCGATCCATATTCCGGAATATCACGTTATAAATATTTAGTAGTACCAAACACATTAAAAAGGTTTCAAGAATGGCTGCCAAAAACATTAAAGATTTATTCCGAAGAACTTTCCAACAAAGATAACTGGCCTAAAGAATAGTTTAAACTCAACTTTAACTTAACAAGGGGAAATGAAATGAAATATTACGTTTCTATGACTGATAAATTTATGAGCGGTTGGGGGTATGCAAAAGATAAAATTAATAAATTTATTATTGAATGTGAAAATTTTGAACAAGCCGAAACGATAGAACGCAATGCTCGATCAAGATCTGAAATGAAATATATAAATATTTGCTGCAACAAGCCAAGAAACAAGCGGGGGTATCTTTTAAGTTTTAGAACTTATGAGGAAATGGGTGCAATCTGGAAAAAATAAAATTTTAGTTTAAACTCAACTTTAACTTAACAAGGGGAAATGAAATGAAGCCATTAATCGAAACAGTAAAAAACCCGAGCGGGTTTGATTCATTATCTAATTACATGGGCTCAACTGATTTTAAGGATCTTTATGGGTTCCTAACACAAACCCGGGATTGTAACGTAGTTACTCGATCCAATTTTATATCAGGTTTGGAAATGTTAGGCGGCGAATCTGAAAACGTTCAGGTTCATAGGTTTGGACATTGGGGCTGTGGGTGGTGGGAAATTATAGCGGTTAAAAAAGGAACAAAGGAATTTAAAGAAGCCGAAAAAATAGAAAAAGATTTAATGGATTATCCGGTAGTTAATGAGGAACATTTATCAGAATTGGAATTTAATGAAGCTTATGAGTATTGGGGAAATGCTTCTATTTCTGAAAGAGTTGAAATGTGCCAAGAACATAGGGTTTCTATTTTCAAGGCCCGACATAATGAAATGCCAGAAACACCAACCGGGGAATGGATAACCGGGACATTTTAATTGAAGTTTAAACTCAACTTTTAACTTAACAAGGGGAAATAATATGAAAAAGTGGATTGAGGCTCGATGTAATATTTCAAATAAATATAATCATGATTATGCCTATTTGGATGATTGGGAATATTTTAATTGGAGTTTTAGGATTTTATCCGAAAAAGAAAAACAAAATACAGAATACGATTCATATATAAATATTTTAAGAATTAAAACCAATATGAGAACGAGCAAAAAAACATTGTTTAAGGTTTTGAGGGATTATTTTGAAAGAAGTTGTTCCTGTCAGCATGATTGCTGTGGATGTTTTTTTGGTGGATTAGTCGATCTAAAAAAACCGACAAACAGAAAAAATAATGAATATATTGCGACAGTTTCTTATTCACCAAATTATTAATTGAAGTTTAAACTCAACTTTTAACTTAACAAGGGGAAATAAAATGAAGCGCAAAGAAAAAAAAGCACCGGAAAAGCAATATACATTTTTAGAAATGTTAGCTTATGCTTTTGACCATAGGGAAATTGTTACTTATGAAGACAAGGTTAAAAGGGATCAAGAAAAACAGGAACAACGGGAATGGGAAGAAAAACATTTATTTTAAATATAATATATTGTAATATTTTATTGACAGAATATAATATATATGCTTAAATGTAAAAAAACTTAAACAAGGGGAAATGAAATGGATTTAAAACAAAAAGTTGAAGAAAAGAGAAGGCTAGAATACTGGAAAAAAGAAAACGTGAAATTTTATAAATACACCAACACATTAACCCCATATCATCGAATACGGGAAGAAGCATTAAAAAAGTATGAAGAAAATGAGGACATAAATGCACATACGGAAAACTATTTACTATTAGCGGAGTTGTATGGAACAACACAAGAAGTCAAGGCCGTTAAAACCATATTGAAACATAGAAATAAAAACGGACATTTAAATTTTAAACATAATGAATGGATGTATAAAAATATTAATCCGTACTATAAGCACTTAAATAAAATAAAGTTCTTATTGCCGGGAGGTTAAAATTTTAGTTCAAACAACAAAAAAACAAGGGGAAAAATGAAATCTTTGTCAAAACTTACTGCAAAAGACAAAAAAGAAATAATGGAAAAGGTTTATCAAAAATTTAAATATAGAACTTTACATATTGAAGAAAATGTTCAAAACGTGGACCCGGTGCAAAGATGCACCCATACCGAACTAAGAAATTATATTGAGGAAAAAGGATATAATTCCAACCCAATTGATTCATATCCAATTTTTAAAGGTTATATATCAAAATGTATTAAACGATTTAAAAAAGAATTTCCAGAAACACATAAACAATATTATCTAAAAATAAGAGGTAAATTTTAAACTCAACTTTAACTTAACAAGGGGAAATAAAATGAAATTCTGCAAAATTAAATATTCTAAAAACAGTCATGGGGGAAATGAATATTATAAAGTTGTGTTAGTGGAAAAAAAATATGGAGATGTATATCGATATAAGAGTTGGAAACAAACTAAAGACGGTTTTGTTTTTACCTTTACTAAATTCGGGCGCAAAGATTATGAAACAGTAGAACAAGCTTTTAAGGCAGCGAAAATAGGGAAAAAAAACCCCTATTATTTAGGGGAAGTTGGAGTTGGGAAAAAAATATTTTCGCCGGAAGAAACAAATGATCTTTATAAATACTTATATGAATATGAAAAGCACTATCCAATAACTTCTTGCGAGTATTTTATTTAAAAAATAATGTAGTTTAAACTCAACTTTTAATCTAACAAGGGGAAATGAAATGAAAATTAAAGATATCGGAACAGAATTAATGAATAATCATAATGCGCTATTTGATACGTGTTACCAGTACGATTGCAACGTTCAAATATACGCTGATAAACATTATTACTTCAATCGAAATTCAATCAACAAAGAAGAATGTTTTTGCAGTGAATATTGTTTGAAAAAATTTGAAAAAGAAAAAGGGGAAATGAAATGAATATATTTAAATTTATTTTAGCAATCCATTTAATATTGATTTTTGGCATAGGTACAGCCATTTTAATCATTAAAGGCAAAATATAAAAAAATCCGGCCCCATGTGGAAATGAAAGCCGGATCAAAAACCGAATAGATTTTTATAAACGAGCGGAAACAAGGGGAAACTTGAAAACCGCCCATTTACTTTGAGGATTATAACATGGATTTAAAAGAATTAATAATTGACTTAATCCTTTTTGCGCTTTTGGGACTAATAATAGTCCTCGGATTATGTTTATAAAAACTTTAGTTTAAACCACAACTTAAAACAAGGGGAATAAAAATGAGAACCGTAACATTAACAGACAAACAATCCGAATGGGTTCACCGTTGTCTTGTAACGTATGCGGGTGATGCAATGAAGTACGGTGAAAAAGCGGAATGGGCTGTTAATTTATGCTATGCGTTGATGGATAAGTTTTGTGTTAAAGAATTGCGAAATGTAACTTTTAAAACTTTTGATCCGGAGGATAAACAATGAGTTCAATAGCTGCAATCGCTGGAGCCATTGGTTTTGAGTACAACGAATTAAAAGAGTATAGATATTATATAGAAGGAACATCCCGGGCTGTTTATTTAGTAGGGGATAATTATTTATGCGCCGGAAATAAAGACCCTAACAAAGATGGAGCCCTAAAAGATTTTGGCCCGTGGGTAAAACATAACGATCAATTCTGGGCTGAAAAATATAAAACTATTGTTTGGATTTCCGAATTCACAATTTGCTAAGAGGAAAATAAAAAAAATAAAATTTAGTTTAAACCACAACTTAAAACAAGGGGAAATAAAAATGGCAACAACAAAAAGAGCAAACGGAAAAATTATTTTTGATGCACCGGGATTAACCAAGGCACAAGTTGAAAAACTAGCAGATAACTTCATTGAAGCCGCCGCCCCAAAGGTGGCTAAATTAGCCAAGCCACGGAAAAAGAAAACATACCCAAAGAAAACCATCATGCCTTTTACAGTTTGGTATCAAGTTAACCGAGATGATATGGCCTACACAAAAAAACAATACTATGCTAAACATAAAAAGAAATTTGAAGCCTTAGCCAAAAAAAACCCATTATGGAGAATGGCAACAACTAAAGAATTCTCAAAAATTGTATATGAAGAACTAAAAAAGGCCGAGCCTAAAAAACTGTATTACGAAAACAATATTTAAACTCAAAAATCAAAACAAGGGGAATAAAAATGGAAGAAAAGTCTTTCAAAATTAAAACAGCCACAATGGATTTTGAATATAATGCGTTCCAACTACACACTTGGTATGCAGAATACCTAAAGCTTGGGGGTAAACATTCAATGACTACTTATCAGGATAAGATAAATAAGTTTTTTGAAATTACTCACGACATATATATTTTTGGAGATGCAACTAAACCAGATGGAACATTTTGGGATAGTAGAGGTGAATCATATTTGTATTGGATAAAAAAATGTAAGCTGCAACAAAAGGAAGCTGATAAATATTTTACATCAATCGACAACGTAACTTCATATACATAAGTTTAAACTCAAAACAAGGGGAAACAAAATGGAAACATTAGAAGATTTGCAGCATTGGTATTGCTTTGAATATGGAGCCGACAAGGAACTGGCAGCCGGAACAATTGACACTTACTATTCAACACTTGAGAAATTCAAGAATTTCTTTGGACCGGAATACAAAATTAAGGATTTATCAGGTAAAGATTTAAACCGATTCAAAAACCATGCCAACGGAAAAACCAGTACCATCCGGCAAAACCTGAACAATCTAAATACAGCTTTGCTTGTATCCATCAAAAAGAAGAAATGGATCTCAATCAGTGATTGGCTCGATAAAAATCCATTCGATGAAATCACCCTCGCTCAAGATAAAAAGCCAAAAACCCGGGTGCTATCAAAAGAGGAAGAAGCTCTAATCTTCCAATATGCCCCGGCCTTCATCAAGCCAATTATCACAATTGCGCTCTGTACTGGACTAAGGGTTTCTGATATATTATCCTTGAAATGGTCTATGATTGACAGGGAAAATTGGGTAATAAATATCGTCAACAAGAAGACCGGAATTGAATTAAATCAACCGATTATTGGACCAGCCCGGGAAGAAATAAATAATCTGGAAATGGATCATCAATACCTTTTTCCTTCGCTTTCCAGAAATGCCGTATCAATGGCCTTCAAAAGATGTGTAGAAAAATCAAAGATTAAAAAGTTAAGGTTCCACGATTTGCGACATACCTTTTGTTCCCGGCTTGCTATGGAAAATATTCCATTGGTGGAAATTGCGGAGTTAGCTGGACATACCAACATCCAAACAACCAGAAGATATTCTCACTTATTAACTGAAAACAAGAAAAAGGCTTTAGAAACTCTGGAAAGGAATAAATAAATGCCGAAGAAAAATCCGAAAAACCTAACTAAAACATATTGTATCGACAAAGAAACTTGGGATGAATTTGAATATTTATGTGAAGAAGAAAAAATCGCTCCGGGCTCCCGGGTGTTCCAATTGATCAGGAAATTTGTTCTTTCTCAAAGGGAGACCAATATGCCCATTGGCGAGGAGTCTTTGAGGTAATTTTCCTTTTTTTCCACTCGCCATAAGTGATTGATGGAATTATTTTTTTCAAAGCACCATTGCCATCAAAAATCTTCACTTCATGGATCATAATGTCATCATCTTTTGGCACAGAAAAACTAATTTCCTCGATTTCATTATTCTCTTTCAACTTTTTCTGACCCGGAAAAAAGAATCAATATAGGCAGCCACATCATTTTGAACCTAAAAACGGAAGCCACCGGGAAAACAAAACAGGAGATCCCAAAATATATTGATATGTATTAGATTGAGCCCGGGCAATGATTTTGATTTCTCCAGAATCCTGATCAACCTGAATTTCATTACAATCAGATCTAGGTTTCATGTCCTTAATTTCAAACATAAAAGTCCTTCCATTCGCATAAGTTACCGCTATCATTCGGTTGGGTTGCGCTTCAATAGATCTGATTTCTTTTGGTGGAGGGATCAAAGGTTCCTTTTCCCATGGTTTTTGATCAGCAAAAACCAACCCGGGAAAAAACAAAACCGCTAATATAAATACTATGTTTTGCATTTTTCCCCATTGATGATCTGAATCGTACAATAATTTTTCCGGTAATTACGATCATATTCCTGAATCCATTTTTTCAGTTCATCAAAATCCTTGATCAACAAACACATATAATCATCCCCACATTTTGACCATACAATTTCAGGTTGCATAACCGCCTTTGGAAATGCCGGAGGTAAAATATTTGGATATTTTGCGCTTGAGGAACCAAGAGTACCATTGCATGAAGCAATAATTATTGTAAAACACAATATAAAATATCTAACAAATATCATCAGAAGTCCTCAGTTGCCTTATTTTGATACTTTTTTACATAAGGATACCCCGGAGTATACCCCGGGGCCAAAACACCCTTATTTAATAATCTACAGGCCAATCTCCTCTAAGCCAAGGCCCTTTCACCTTGTTTTTTTTTAACATATCTCCTTTTTTATCAATAGTTTGATGTGATTCAGAAATTTCATGGAGTTTCTTGATCACTTTATCGGTATGGGCTTTTTTTTCTTCCATTCGCCCAGACCTTTTACCCAAACTAAATATAATTGTTATCGCAACAGCAGAAATACCTATCCCACCAACAATAATAAAAAGATATGTCATCATAACTACTTACCTTTGAAGGATTTAGCTGAATTATGGAGGGCTTCATCTGCATTTTTGTCTTTCAAAACATTTAATCCACCCACATTCAACATTTTAAGAATCCCATTTATAAATGGAGTAGCTTTACCAAACCATTCATCATCCATTTTAGTAGGTGTCATCATAGTTATAAGTTTTGCCATAAAAACCACTCCGACAACACCTTGCATCCACAAAGGCCATCCATTCATGTAATTAGCAAATTTAGTTAAAATGTCCATTTTTTCCCTTTCTTGAGGTTTAAATTAAAAAAAGTTAAGAATACAACCAAACTACTCCCGCCGTCTTGTTTGGATCTACATCCAAATGCAAAAAATCAGGCCCCACTCCCGCCCTGTCAAAAACTTGCAAAGCTGATTTAAGTAATCTTTGTCTATAAGATGAACCACCACAAGCAATATCCGCAGCAGTTCCATTTCCGGTGAGGTGAGAAGATCCAATTTTATCCAAAGTTCTAGCAATCCCTCCAACTCTCACATTATGTGATTCACACCGAACCCCGGATGTAACTTTCATGGGCTCCCCCAGAATATCCCTCACTTCCTGAAGCCTACATACTAGATCCATACTAATATCGTCTGCACCGCATCCACATTTACACTCAAATTCACTCCTTTTAAAATTTTTAGTCATATCATCCTCAAACGTAATATCCCTAATTACAAAACATCATATTTTTGATAATTTGGCAATCAGTTTAAAAACTCCTTCAATTGCTTAGAGGATTTAAAGCCAACCCTCTTTCTAGCAGGGATCAAAGCCGAGGCTCCTGTTCTCGGATTTCTTCCCATTCGCTCTTTTTTATTTTGAACTAAAAATTTCCCAAATCCCCGGATACTCACAACTCCATCAGATTTCAATCCTTCGGTAAATTGTTCCAAAACAATCCCCAAAATCTGATCTGAATGAACATCAGTCGTATCCAATTTTTTTGATATTTCCCTCACTAATTCTGCTCTAATCATCGTTTTGACTCCTTTCATTATGTTGTCTGTATAGATCCAGACAAATTGCCATATAATTAATTGCATCCTGAAATGTGTCCTCAATCGCTTCATTCCGGACTTCGGCCTTTCCTTCTTTCTGCAATCTTTCAATAAACCCATTCATCCGAGATACTTTATCCAAAAACCGAATATAGCATCCGATCCATGCCGGGGTTCCTATCGCCTCAACCATTCTGAAGTTTTTATAAAAATCATCCTTACTCGCATAATCGTGATTTTTGTCATCCACAATTTCCATACACTCATAAAAAATTTTTTCCACCCGCTCATTTTTCATCAACAATTTTCCTTCCAGTCTGAAGATTAAAATTACTCAAAAGAACATGAAAAAAACCAAGGCATCGAGAAGGAACACAGGAACACACCCTAAAGGGTGTGTGTTCCTGTGTTCCTTCTCTAATTTGCCCGCCAAAAATTTTTGTCCTTGTAATATATTGTTATTAAAGGGGTTTCTCCGATGGCAAAAAAACCCTGTGTTCCTTCTTTTCAAAAAGAAGGAACAAAGCTCTGATTTTATTGAACTTACGAGAAGGAACATTTATGTTCCTTCTCTGTGTTCCTTGTGTTCCTTCTCAAATAAAGTATTGATTTAAAAAGCATATCTCTGAAAAATCGTTCAAAAAAGTGTTTTAAACCTGAAAAGTGATAATATCGTCTGAATTCCACCAATTTTGCTTCTTTTTCTGGTACGAAATTCGACCATTTTTCTTTAAATAGGCCAAAGCCCGGTTGAAATTTTTAAGTACAAAATTATCTTCCTCAATGGTTTTCATGCCATCCAACATTCTTCCGTAAGTGACCTGTCCAGTCTCGGCGGTCAAATGTCCAATCATTTCATAAACGGTTCCGACATAGCCTTCGGGTTTTTGAACTCCCTCAATCTTGTCTGGCTTCTCGCATTTATTGAAAACCAGACTGGTTTGGCTCTCATCCTGATCTTCCGAATCATCCCCCGGATCTTCTTGGGGTTTAAACTCAGATCCCGGGTCCAGATCGACCACTCTACCTTTAAGCCATGTTTCTTCCGGATACTCGGCATCTTTTAGTTTCGTACAGTCCAGTTTGACCAACATCTTATTTTCCTTGGACTTTTCCACTTGGTACTCGAAATCCACCCCACCCCTCAAAGCCGTGGAACCCCGGGCTCGACCCTTTTCCTTGTGACCTGAATGATGAATAATCAACACCACACACTCAAAAGGAACTCGCAAATGATCATTTATATGATTGATAAACAGTCCCATTTCCCCGGTGGAGTTTTCATCTCCGTAAAAATTTCGGGCTAAAGTGTCAATAACAACAAGGTTTGGAACCCCGGATCTTTTGATTGTTTCCTTGATATCGAGGGTGATTTCCTCGGCTTTTTCCTGATCCATGAAATCCACAGGCTTGTTGGTGAAATACATGGGAAGATCCCTGACATCTATCTGGTGTTCAATTTCCCATGCCTTCATCCTTCGGGCGAAACCGCCGTGTCCTTCCCCGGCGATATAGATTACGGAACCCTGTTTGACCTTGTTATCATTCCAAGATTTACCGGATGCGACATGGAGTGCCAGATCCATGGCTAAGAAAGATTTGTAGGAACAGGGATCTCCAAAGAAAAGCCCGGTGGTGTTGTTTTCAACGTAGTTTTTAACCAACCAGTCAATCGGCCCGAGCTTGGAGATCACATCCGAGATATGGAGCAAGGCCGATTCAACTTCGGGTTTAGTAGGTGTCTTTGAATGATCGAGGACTTGCTTGACCATCCACTTGATCGTAGCGTAGGTTTTCTGGTGATTGGAGCGGAAGGACTTCCACTTCATCAACATCTCGCCTTCTTCATTCTGATCGTAGTCCTTACCTCTTGAAGACCATTCATCCCAGAAGTGAAAACCTTCATCCGATCCCTTGAACTGGTGGTGCAGAGCCATGCCAACGGCTATCCAGTCATCATAATGATTGTCTGGGTCAAGTTGGGAGAGGTCCTTTTTAATGTCTTCAAGGGAAACTTTTAAAGGTTTCTTGATATCCAGAGGATCTATGATGAAAGTGTCGGTGTTTTCCTTGTGCTTTTTTTCCAAGGTCCAGTTAGTAGGAATAACCGAATCAAAGAAATTAATGATGTCTAAAACATCTCCCTTGGTTATGACTGGAAGCTTGTCAGCAGCAACATCTAAAGGAGAAGTTTTATCGAGCCATTGGTAAGGGACATTGATATCCGGGTGTTGGGCAAATGCTACAAACTGCTGCCCTTGGGCCAAAATCTCAACCTCATGCTTGTTGCCTTCAGGATCAAGGTAAGTATTCGATTTGAGTTTTTGGAAAGGCTCCTCGGTGCGGTACATCAGGATAATCTTGGGTGGATTGCCAATCCTTTTCAATGCGCCGGGATAAAGGGTGTCACAGTAATCCTGAATTTGTTGATTGACCTCCAGATTCCGGACATCTATATCAACCGCCACAATATGACCTGTCTTAATCCCAAGGCCGGGACTCTGGCAAGTACGGAAAAAGGACTTGTTGTATTCCCGGGTGGTCCAGTTCTTGCCTTCGGCTCCTTTCGGCCCTTTGTATCCGATTGGAATAGGAACTAGATGATACCCATTGTCAATCAGCATGGTTGAAAGTTTTCTTGCGTAATTCAATTATTTCCCCTGTTTTTTATTGCGTTGAGTAACGTTTTCTGGTTTAAACTCTTTTTTTGCAGAACTTCAAAAACCGTTTCATCTATCGTATCTTTGGCTAGGATGTGGTGGATGATCACGGGCTCGGTCTGCCCTTGTCTGTGAAGCCGAGCATTGAACTGGTCATAAAGTTCAAGGGACCAGTTGAGTCCAAACCACACGATAATGTTTCCCCCACTTTGAAGATTGAGCCCGTGACCCGCTGATTGAGGGTGGGCTAAAAGAAGGTTAATTTCTTTATTGTTCCAACTGTCAATTGCCCCTTCTTCCTTGATGTCAATGGCATAAGGGAATTTGGTTTTAATCCGGGCGAGATCGGATCTAAAAGAATAAGCAACCAATATAGGTTGCCCCGGGTGTTCATTAATAATCTCTTCAAGCGCATCAATCTTCTGGGTGTGGATCTCTTGCCATGCTTCCGGGTTATCTGGAAGATAAATTGCGCCGTTGGTGATCTGCAAAAGCTTGTTCGTTAAAACAGCAGCATTTAAGGCTTCTACTGTTTCGTTTTCCAGTTCAAGAAGAAGATGTTTCTCCATCTCTTTGTATTGCTTCCTTGGAATTGAAGGAATGTCTACAAGGATGGTATTCTTGATTTGATCAGGAAGCTCAATATAATCTTCTGATTTCATGGAAAGAATTAAATCCCCGATCTTGTCTTGGATTTGTTTATCGGCTCCCGGTAAGATCTCCCATGTGTATCCCATATAATCAGAAGAGAAATAGTTCGATTTAAAATTTGTAAATGTTCTTCCAAGTCTTTCACCTTTATCCAGTAAATAGATCTGGCTCCAGATATCGAGGTAGGAATTACTTGCCGGGGTTCCGGTGAGTTCCACAACCTTCTTGGTCTTCCCAATCACTTTCTTCAGAGCCTTGAACCGCTTGGAAGATGGAGATTTGAAAGAACTGGCTTCATCAATAACAACCATGGAATAAGGCCAATACTTTCTTTCAATCCAGTAATTCACAAGCCAAGTGACGTTCTCCCGGTTGATGATATGAATGTCTTCCGATCCCTCTACATTCTTCAGCCTTTGCTGTTTGGAACCACCAATAAAGGAATAACTCAAGTATCGAGTGTGGTCCCACTTCCTGATTTCTGTAGGCCATGTGTGCTTGCAAGGGCGAAGCGGTGCTATGATCAACGTCTGGTCAATGATGAACTGGTCACGCATCAACTCATGGATCGCTGTCAAACACACCGCCGTTTTGCCCAGTCCCATGGAAAGCCATAGGGCGCATGACGGTTTTTCCATGATGAACCGGACCGCCCGGTGTTGGTAATTGTGGAAATCAGAAATGTTCATTCCATTAATTTCTTTCCATCTTCAATGTTGTCTATAACATCCACGGGAAAACCCGTCTGGTTAAGCCGCCTATGTTCTCTCCTTTGCCCCTTGGTAGGCTTTTTTCCAGTTGATTTAAATTCGATCATCTTGACTTTACCCTTCCTGAAAAAGATGTAATCCGGAACACTTCTTCTTCCCGGGCTTGACCATTTTCTAGCAAGCCATCCTTTAGTTTCCGCATAGTCCTTTACTTTTTTCTGGATATAACCTTCTCTCATTTAGGCAGTACCACACCTTTCTGGTTCTGATACTTTCCGTTGTAAGGGTTGTTGGCGGGTTTGGAGTTGTAGACAAAAAGAATCTGGGCGATTCCCATTCCGGCATGAAGCCTTATTGTTCTGGAACCATGGTTGGATATTTCTATGGTGATCTGCCCGGACCATCCCGCTTCAAGTACGGTGTTCTGTAAAGCAATACCAAGCCGTGCGTAGGTGGACTTGTCTTTAACAACACCCGTAATGGTGGAAGGCAAGTTAAACGTTTCTTGGGTGTGGGCGAGAATGAATTCCCCGGGGTTAATATCAAAATAAGATGATTCAACCCGACTGTAATCAATACCTTCCTTTAATGATTCAGAAGATGGATCAAAAACAGGTGGTGTTTTATAGTAATAAAGTTTGTTATCATTAAATCCCGGCCTAAAACGCAATAACACAAACTCTTTTCCAAGTCGGGCATCATAACCAAAAGAACTTAAACCGTAGGATGGGTTTCCTGTTTTTTCCGATACAAAATCATCCTTGTTTATCAGGTTGTCGAGATTTACTAATTTGGTGATTTGGTGGTCTGCTAGATACAATTTTCATCTCTTTCTCCTCCTTGTTGGAAAAATTGATGGGTTCGATCTCAATAATCCATTTTTTTGGTATATTTAATGTTCCTCTATATTCATCCCGGTCAACTCTTTTATCACTTGTAAGGACTACATCCCCTTTAGCTAATCCAATAAAAAAACCAACCGTGTCATAAACAACAGGGTCATGTTCATCAAGTATTTCTTGAATGGACCCATCATCCGTAGCTCCGGCACTTGCATCAGGCCATCGAACCCGGATGAGTGATCCGGGTGCGATTGCTTCAAATGTCTTCTTTGTTATTCTTTTAGACATTCTTAAATCTCCACCATATTTCTCTCCAGTACATAAGTGTAAAAACAATATCACCAATTAAAAAACCATGTTGTTCACTTATAAACCAGTAAGTCAGAAAACACATATTACAAGCGGTTCCTGAGTATAAACCCCAGCGCACTTGTCTGTTTATCATCTTTACAGACAATGCGGCCCAGATAGTAAGTGCAAGTTCAATGAGTGTAATCATTTTAATTTAACTTGTGTTTTTCTTTCTGAATTTCTATTTTTAAAGACTCTTCATCAGATAGTTCCCAATATCTACACCCCCATGTTGGGGATACATAATTGGCAACTTTTGGGCAGTAATTATGATCTTTGTATTCGATGTGAACACAGGATCGACACATCCCAATCAGGATCATTTCTTTTTTTAAATTATTCTTCAACTTTTTGGTAGTTCGGATCTAACGAGTCTTGCGACAGCGGATTTAAGGAGTCTTGTGACTTCAGACCCATAGATCTGTTATTTCTAATATATGTGTCACCCATTGGATTAATGTCAGGATTTGCCATTGGGTTGAATACAGGGTTTGCTTCTGGGTTGAACACGGGGTTTGCTATTGGGTTGAATACAGAATTCGCTTCTGGATTGAACACAGGATTTGCCATTGGGTTAATTTGACTATTTCCAAATAGGTTTCCTTTTGCACTATTCAACCATTTTCCATTTTCTTGGTGCATCTGTGCTTTTATTTCTGTTCCTAATGAAAAGGTTAAAAACACAATTAAAAAAAGAAACAGTTTAGATTTTTTATGTTTTTTCATGTCTCCTCCTTGTTATTAATTTATTAATCATCTCTTACCGTTGATTTTTTATATTCGTCCCAGTTTTTAAGTCTCCATTTAAGTTCTTGAAGGCAGAATTTTTTTGCTTCAATAATGCTGCACTCACTTACTTGCATTATTGTCATGTTTTTAGGTTTATAATGTAGATAAACATGATAAGCGTAGGGTTTTCCTCTTTCTATTTCCCATTCAATTTCATTTTCAGTAAATTCTATTTCTTCAGATTGACGTTTACTTTTTGATAGGATTGTTGTACTTTCATTCATATCAGGAAATACCTTCTAAAATGGGCCGCCATATTTTTGACAACATTGTCATATCATTGAATTTATAGCTTGTCACAGGAACGGCAAGACCAAAGTTGTCGGCCTCTCACGCCGGAAACAGGGGTTCGATTCCCCTTGGGGCTATTTAAATTCAACGACTTATGAGGGTGTCAAAAATACCCACGGCTAAAAAAGGCTACTTAAATGCCTCATTGACTGCTTCTTGTAGTTTCTCTCGTTTCACCTTTGCATAAATCAGGGTGCTACGAAAGTCCGAATGACCCATTAAATCTCTAACTGTTTCCAGACCCACTCCGTTATTAATTGCATGACACGCAAAGAAATGTCGGAAAGAATGGAAACTGTGTTCACTCAGTCCTGCTCGGTTAAATGCTCTCCCAACCTGAACACTTACATTTTTTGCATTTAGATTAAATAAAAAATCGTCCTCACCAACGGGCCAAACCTTGATAAATTTTAAAACTTTTTTCAGTTTTCCGCTTATTGGAACCTGTAAAGGTTTTTTTGTCTTACTTTGTTTCACGTTAACCCAATTATTAGTGAAGTCAATTTCAGACCTCTTTAACTCTAAAACATTTTTTAATCGTAATCCTGAGTATGCTGAAATCAAACAAGGAATTCGATACTCTGGCATTACCCGGGTGTGAATCACATTTAAAATCTGGCTCTCTTCCAGAATTTGATTGGATGACCACTGCTTCCCTTTATTTGTGTACTTAATCTTCGGCAAGGTGAACGTAGGCTCATGTAGTTGCATGATCCGTTCAAAGCATTTCAGAATCTTCTTTGCAGAAGAAACGGGTTTATCTTTGTGAGAGTTAACAAAATCATCAACGTTAATCTGAGCCACTGTCAACTTACCTAATGAGGGGAGAATGTGACAACGGATCGCTGACCGTTCACGCTCACTTGCCTTTGGTCTGTATCGTTTAATGAGTGTAAGAATTTTAACATTCTTACGAATACTCCTTTGTTCCAGTTCATTTTTTAATCCCTCCAATAAAGTTTTTAATTTTTTGGACATAACTTTGCTCTCCCCGCTAATTATTTGGTCGAGCCGTCCCGTAACAGTATTGGATTCTATCACACTATTGTTATTCTTCACTTTTATCTTCTTTTTTATCTGGCTTACAATCTATTTCAGAGCCTTGACAACAATCTGAAAAAGGCTGAATGGTTTGGCATTGAGGACACATTATTTTTCCACCTTGCGCTTCATACAAATGCCCGTCATATCCACAAATAAAACAATTTTCTGTTGATTCCATAATTTTAAAATTATCCTTTTTGGTATCTTTCACATGAATACCCTTCAGCTTTCAAAGGCAATCCTTGAGCCCACTCTGGTAATTGCTCCATTAAAAATTCAAACTCTTCAATACTGCCAAAATTTTGGTCAACTTCAGCTATGATTTCATCGTGGATAGTTAAAACAATTTCATAATTTTTTTTCTCAATATTAAGCATTGCATTTGCAAGCAAACATCTAGCTACACCTTGAACAATATTCTCTGTTAATTTTCCACCGTAGGTTCCAATTCTTTCCCATTTTTTAGTTAATGAATTAGTTCCCATATAAGTTAATTGAGTTTTTCCATACATCCCTTCTGAAAGTTGAGGATCGTAATAAGCAATTTGTCTTTTGGATGGAAGTTGACAAAAAAGAAAACCATGGTGACAACTAAAACGGATACCTCGGTACAATTGAGGTTTGCATGGATTCTGCACTGTGGCGATTGCGGCCCTCTCAATGTTGTTCCAGAAAGAAGTGATCTTCTGGTTAGCTGACCTCCAGTCTTCAACAACTCTGGCTGCTACTTCTTCGTTTATATCAACTGAATAATTTTTTGCCATTGCTTGAAAAGCTCTTTTACCACCTTGATAACCTAGAGCCAAAGTTGCGACTTTACCCAAAAAGCGTTCATTTTTAGATATCTCAATGATATCTTTATTGTAGATTTGGGATGCGGTATGCTCATATATTTTTCCATGACCTTTAAAAACTTTAGTAACATCATCCTGTCCCGCCAACCATGCGAGAACTCGGGCTTCAATCGCTGAGTAATCTGCAACCATCAATGTTTTCCCGGGCGGTGCGGTGATCATTCCACGCACACATGAAGAAAGGGCTTCCATCGGATCGTCATACAATAGGGAGAGGATCTCCGGATCTTCCATCCTGAATAAGTTGATGCAAGTTTCAATGTCAGAAAAGGAAGGTCTTGGGAGGTTTTGTGGCTGGAAATGTTTTCCGGCCCAACGTCCGGTGGAAGCCCCATGGTACATGAGTAGACCATGAACTCTGCTGTTTGGGTCTGTTAGTGTTTCTAAAGATTCGTATTTTTTGGTAGACGTTTTACCAAGTTGCTGCCTTATTTGAATAATTCTTTTAATAGTTGGTGGGATGCCATTATTATCTAAACGTTCTTCCAAATATTTTTTGTCATATTTTGCGAGTGGATAGCCTAGCCGAGAACAATAGTCGAGAACTTTTTGTCTTTTAGATACATCTTCTAATTCACCGTCTGTTATTTCTTTAATTTCTTGATTTAACTCTTCGGTGATTATGTCAATCAGCTTTGTTGCGTGTTTGACATTTTTTAAATCAACATAAACACCCCGGATGTTGATAATTTGGTCAAGTATCCAAATTTCTCTTTCATCGTCACTCAATGGTTTAAGAACTCTTGAAAGCTTACGTTCTGCTACTACATCCTGAATACAGTATTCACAAAGCTCTTTAAATAGTTCTTCGTCCTTAACTCTTTTTCCACGGTAGGGTTTGCAAAGCTTTGTTATTAGATAATTTCCTCTTTTATTTTTTTGAAGATCTTCTCTAATATTTAAAGCTTCACCACATCCTGCGAGTGATCTTGGTAAAGCGAGAGCCGCTGCTTGTGCCGCCGTGTCATGCCATCTTTCGATTGGAACTTTAGGCCACTTTAAAACGTGGGTCCAGATTACCCATTCAAAAAAAGAATTCCATGCGTGGAGTTCTGTTTTTGGATCAGTAACCCAGTCTGGTATAGGTTCTTTAGGAAGCCAAAGAACAGGTTTTTGATCGTCTATACTGTAAGCCATACATTGAACTTCCGTGGTTGGGTGCATAGCGTACTGCCATGCACCCGTCTTACGGATGTCGCTTTCAGAGTAGGTTTCAAAGTCGAAATGAATCTTCATGCAAGAAAATCTTCTGTTTCTTTAACTTCAAAATCATCATTGAATTCATCTTCAGCCCGGGTGCGGCTTCCAAGAGATTCACCCTTGTAAAGCCATTGCACGTTGTTAAGCCCAATGCCTATCCCTTTGCTTACGTTGTCGTAGGCATACACGCTGACACTTACCCTGCCAAAGTCACCCCAGTTAACTTCACTCGGGTCAATAACAGGTTGGCGATTCTCATCTACAACACCGGGAGCAGAATCGCTTTTGGCATTGAAGTAGTAGTGACCTTCATAGGGCTCTGTACCCGCTTCCACATTGTTTGGAAGTTGTTCTTCATCATCCCCATCTTTGAAGGGCATCCAGATATTTGCGGGTGCTTTTTTACCCCACTTTTCCTTGATCTCTTCCTTGATTGCATCTTGGAATCGCTGGACTGTTTCCTTGTCGGTTTTAGGAACAAAAAACCTTCCGGAAAACTTTTCTTCGTTACTTCCTTTTGGCGCATGGGGTTTAAAGAAATGACAGTAGTGCATACGGACTACTCCCGTTTTTACTTTTGTACTCATAGTTGTCTCCTTAGTTGGTGAGTGAAAAATCATCATCAAAATCATCCGTGTTAATCGCTGGACGTTTATCAGACTCGGGTGCTATGGTTGGTTTCCCGGGGGGTTTATTAATAAAACTAGCAAGCTCATTAGGTTTAACTCCAATAAGTTTTACTAGCTTTTCTGCTTGTGCTGGGGAAACTAACTTCTTGGTATAAAGATCATCATTCTTGAGGTTTAAACTCAAAAGATGTTTTTCTATTTCTTCTTCGTTTTTCCACTTTCTTAGAGAACGTCCTTCTACCAACTTAAACCCGGGTACTTCGTTACCTGTGTTAAGTTGGTCAAAGGCATAGCCGTGAAGTGCCTTGACCCAATCTGATATCAAATCAATTTGGGTAAGGATGGTTGCAACTTCAGCGTTATCTAATTTATTGGGGTTTTTGACTTTGATAGGTTTACTGAAATCATCAGCAAATTCTTTTGTAGCAATGTTGAGATTATGCTCGGCGAGTGGTTTACATACAGCTTTGGCTTTACACCATCGGCATTGTAGTTCACCCGGAATAATTGGAGGGTTATTAGATAACGCTAAAGTTGCTTGTTCTTTAAAAAAGTTTCCATATTCAATCAAATCTTTAATATTTAAGGACCATTCAGAGATATGATCTAAGCGAGGTTGAACTATTACTATATTAATTTTTGTAAAATCAAATAATTTATGAAATTCTTCATAAGCACCTAAAGCATAGAGAATCCCTTGATAGTTTTTTTCTGCATCAACCTTAACCCCTTTACCAAATTTTAAATCAACAATGGTAATTTCATTGTTGTGCATACCTATATAGTCGGCTGTTCCAAATCCTTTTGGGACCCATTTGGAATAGTTGACTCTTTGCTCGATAAAAAAGTTAAGAAAATTTAAATTGTTAATGTAGTCCAAATACATCTGGACTCCTTCAACCATTTCTTCGTCAACTTCGATTCCATTTGTGGTTTTCTTCCACAAAAAATTTTCAGCGGGAACTTTTGATTTTAAACATATCTCTGCAATTTCATGGGCTCCCGTGCCATATTCGGCATGGACAGATGTTTTATCTGGGATGTCTTTTTCCATATCAATGGACCCGGGACATCTGGCCCATCGGCTTGCCCCCGAAGGGGAGAGGAGTGCGTGGGTCATTTACGAAACTCCTATTTTTTTTTCTTTGGTGGTTATCCAGTCTATGAGTTTTTGATAATGACCTTGGGGAACAGAGGATAATCCTTTGTACCCTAAACTTTCCATGAAGACACCGAATTCAGATGTGTCAACCTTATCATTATGAATTTTTAGATCAGTGACTCTTTTTCTTATAATTGTTTTTTGATCTTCATTTAATAATTTAGCGGTGGGGTGTAACGTGGGTTTTTTTGTTTCTTCTTTATTAGAAGAGTTAAAATCAAATGAAGTTTGCCTTTCATCCTTATAAATTATTTTATCCTGTGATATTTTTATTTGGCACAAAATATCAATCATGTCTCTAATTGCTTCTGTATTTGCCTTTATTGTATCTTCAATCATTTTTTCTCCTTGTTGTTAATGGTTTATTAGCTTTGTGTTTGTTTATAAATATATATGTAATGAAAAGAACCATTACTACAGCCCATATCCCCATCCCAATCAGGATTGTTGTGAAGATGTCTATAGAATGGTTGAAATGTATTTGCATTTTTATAATATTTTTCTTGCATTGCGAAATTAAGGTGATATAAGGAAGTGACCCGGGGGAAAAACAAGGAGGGAAATTTTCCCCCGAGCCGACTCACTTTAACCGTACCTCATATCGCAATATTAATATTGCGATATAAAATGTTACTTAATAATATTATTAAATGCAATACTTTTTTTATGCAATATAAAAAATGAAAACAGTTAATGAAATGGTGTCTTTAATAAAAAAATACGCTGGAGTGTCAAAAGACAAGGAAGTTGAATTTGTTATGGGTATGAAGCCAATGAGCCTTGCTTCTTTGAAAAGAGAAAATAGAGTGGGGAGTTTTTTAAGGTTTTTAGCCCCTTTTTGTCAAAAAAAAGGGTTATTGATAGATGATTTTTTAATAAAAGATAAAAATGCAGAGCTTTTAGTTGATGATACATATAGGAAAGATTTTGAACAGGAGAAAGATGATATGTTGTATAGAGAAAAATTCGAGGCAGCGCAAGAGCGGATTATCTCACTCCTTGAGGAGATGTCCCAACTGCAAAGGGAAAACAGCGAGCTTAAAACGGGAAAAAAAGAGAGGGGCGACAGAAAGATAAACGAGAAATGATGGCATCTGTCAACCCTGCAAATCAAATGAAAACGCCATCAGACAAGTGGCGGGTTTGTTTCATTACAAAAAGAATAAGAGCAACCCCCTGTAGTAAAGATTGTTTGCATCTTAAAAAGGAATATTCTCAAACTTGAAAAGCACTACGTTATCTTACGTTCTTTTGCCATTGTTCAATGGAACACATCCCATGTTGATGTTTAATGGCATTTTGGATTTTGGGATTTCTTTTATTTTTTTTCGACAGTTTTTTTCAGTATCAAAAAATTCTACTATTTCTGCGTGGACAACATAAGGTTGTGGAGTTCCGGAAAGTTGAATTAAAAGCAAAAGCCACATTTATTTTTCTAGTCCTAACCATGCTATTACTGTACTTGCAATTCCAACCATAGCAACCCACATTTTATGCGCTGTAGATTGGGCTGTCTTGATGTTTCTCACCTCTCCTACCAGACCATTCATTTTGGATTGACCTCGTAAAATTAGTTCATGTTCGGCAACTTCACGTTGAACTTCTGATAAATCCTTATGGATCAATAAGACATCTGTATGTACTGCATTAAGTTTTTCAAGAACATCCTTTTCAGCCACAATTACCCCTTAATTTGAGTTTAAACCTCAAAAATACTTATCAACCATCTGTAACATCTCATCATACTTCGCCAGCGACTCCACCTCTTTGCTCACCGTTTCAACGTGATCGGGATGGTCTGCTACTCCAACGCTGTTCGTTATGAGGTTTTCGATGTTGGCTTTGTGTTTGCTTATTTGCCCCGTGTAATAGGCTCGTAAAGCATTTAATAGTTGTTCTCTCATCTAGTTTTCCTTCCGATTTTTTTCAATTTCTTTAGTGATATGATCTGCAACAATGTTACCGATAAATCCCGCTGCCACGTTTTCCATAAAGCCCACGCATCCGATTTGCAATAGAAATAATAGTACGAGTAGACACCTAGCCATTCATCTTAATCATCCTTTTTTAGTTTGACTTCCACCGCCTGTACTGCGGAGGCTTTACTCTTTTCCAATTCGTTACACCTGATATGCAGTTGGCTAATATCAGCCTTGTATTCTTTTCGCTCAATAGAAGTCACTCGTAATTGATCTAACTTTTTATCCACGTTATCTATCTTCTGAGTTAGTTGATTCGCCATCCAACTACCCATTGCTACAAACAAGACCCAAGCATCGTGAATTAAATTTTCCACGACTAACCTTTCGGATACCTACTTTTAATTTCGTTTATTTTATCCACCCACGTTGTCGTGCCGTCACGCTGATCGTCAAACATCATTTCAAACTGGTTGAGTTGATCGTATTCTGCTTTGCGTTTTCTTGCGTAGTCTTTGCTATCCCACTCTGCTTGGAGTTTGGTAATTTCTGCCTGTATCTCTGCATCAGTTGGTTGTATTTGTACTTTGTCGTTCCATTCTAATTCACTATCTCGTAGTGTCCACTGAGCATTAGGGCGAAGTGAATGTAATGCTTGAACTATGTGTGCCATATTATGCTCCTATTTCCATAACGGTTATAGTAGATGTAGCGTGACCATTTGCGGCATATTTAGCCGTATTGAAATAAACTGCCGCACTACTATGTGTGCTTAATTTATAAGTGATTGCTGAAGTTGTGCTTGGACTATCTAAAAAAGTAAAAGCCTTTGATTCCAGCATATAATCATTTGTTGGCACGGCATCATCGTATGCCGCAAAACCAGTACCTCCACCAAAACTACTACTAGCATCACCTATTGAAGTAGAATCTCTCAATAACCTATATGCTCCATTTGGATTACTAGCACCTTCAAACCAAGTCATCATAATAAGTATCTTAGAACTTGTAGCTGAAGGAGTGATACTAACACTCATTAAATCAAGATCACTAGGGTCAGTTGTATTTGCAATTTGTGTAGTCGTTACTGTCTGAACAACTTGCAAAACTTTACCACCACTAATCCCTGTAAGACTAGCACCTGAGATAGCTGGCAAAGCACCAGTTAACTTGGAAGCTGTCAGCCCTGTTATCTTGCCGTCAGCTATTGACCCTGCCAGATCATCATTGGTAACACTAGCATCAGGAAGTCCACCAGCCGATAGACCTGTAATCGATCCTGAGCCGTTTATAGTTATAGCCATCTAATTTGCTCCTTTCGGATATTTCTCTTTTACTGCCAAACAATCTGCTATGTACTTATCTATTTGAGTCTGATCGCCTTTAACTATGCCGTCTAGGTAGTCGACTATAGGAGGGTATTCTGCTTTGCGTTTCTCTTTATAAGCATTGGCTGATACATATTCTTCATATTCCTTTGTCCACTTGTCTTGATCGGCTTGTGATGGAATACTATCGGGAAACTCTGTAATGACACCATCTCTGGTAGTCATACCTTCTTGATGGTTAAATTTCCATCCTATTACTGCACCTATGTCGGTCATACTGCTATCTCCGTTATTGTAATTGATGATGCCATCGCTCCACCCAATAAACGTGAACCTCCATTACCGTTGAATGTAGTTGTCCCTGCATCTGAACCACCTATACGAACTTTAAAAGTTGTAGCGGATGTAGTTCCAGCCGTCATATAATGATTGAAACTTAATAATTTTCTTAATGAAACAGTAAGTCTAATGTGCATAGCCCCAAGAGCATTGGCTGTAGAATCTTGGAATAATGCTATCCCTATGGTATTGGCAGTTCCATCACTATGTGAAGCCATAGCGTGAACTTGAATTAATAATTTACTGGAAGCGGATGTTGGAGTTATAGCCAACGTCATAAATTCTACTCCCTCAGTGTTCTGTGGGATGGTATCGTCCTCTGGCATTACTGTGGTTCCTGTAGCTACAGCACCAGTTTGTGTATTTACCACTTGCAAAACTTTTCCCAAGCTCCCAGCATTAACAGCCGTACCAGCCAGAGTAAGCCCACCACTATCCGTAATTGCAACTGTATGCCCTGTGGGAACTGTTATAGTACTCGCACTCTGGCCCTGAATTTTGTCGCAACTTAGTTTGGAGTCGCTTCCTGAAATGTCAATTTGTGGACTCATTAGCTATTTCCTTTCGGTATGTCGGCTTTAACCTTTGCAACGTGGTCTTTCCAAGTGCCGTGATACATCATATCTAATTGCTCCTCCCACGTTCCGTAGAGAGGTTTCCTGTCTCTTTGGTATTGTGTTGAATTAATAAGTGCTTGATCGTTGTCGTATCTTGCTTGGTCAAATGTCAGAGTTTTCTTTGAACTGTCAGCAACTAAATAATCAAAATTAAGATTCGTTGGCTGTTGAACGACAAAACCACCATAAGTCACAACGTGAGCATCTGCCTCTGCTTCCGTGGCAAAGTCTTGGTACTTTTCTACCGTACCGCCTGTCTGTTTAACTATAGCTAAGTATCCCATAATATCCTATTTTTGGTAGTAGATATTCCAATTACCAGCATCAAAGGTTCCGCTGGTCTTTAATTGTATTTGAGTAAGTTCTCCAGATAAGGACTTGGTAGCACTTGTCCAGTTTTGGGCTTGGATGCTTTGGTAAATGATTGATGTATACACCCAAGTATTTACGCCACTAGCAGACCTTGTCAGATGACCAATGCCAGAATAAGGGTCAGCACCACCACCACCATTAGCCAGTAGTATATATGTTGTATCAGAACTATGCGTTACTGTCCCAACGTCAGACTTATGTGACATACTAAGATAACCTGATGTTTCTATCCCACCTGAATCTCCAAGTAGTAACTGTAGCTCTGCTGCCCCTGTATTTGAAGTAGCATTAACTACAATCATAACAGTCTTAACTTCTGCTGGTATTCCACTAATTGTGCTTGTTGAACCTGATGTGGTAGTGGCAACCCCGACTTCTGTATAACCTAATCCAGTAAGATTACTGCCATCCCCAGCAATAGGTCTATTCAGCGTTATATTCCCTGCACCACTAGGAGTATCAATCGTGTCTACTTTAATTGTACTTGCCATTTTATATCCTTAAATTATAGTCCACACGCCATTGATTGTAATGGTATATGTGTCGCTCACCGTAATTGGGCCAACACTTGAGCCGTTCATATTAAGCGGTATAGTTAGATTCTGGTTGATCTGATTTGAGTTAGTCCTAATATACTCATCCCCTGATCCAACATAAGGGCCGTCATTCTCTGGACTATTACCTATGTAAGCCATTCGTTACTCCTTTGGTATATCTGATTTAACTTTTGCAATATGAGTTTGAAAAACATCCATCCCCTGTTCACCGATCATTTCTAATTGTTCTCCAATAGAACCATATCCACCGTCTGCCATCTTAGCTAAACGCTTACTCACCCACGATTTTTTAGGAGGTACATATTCGTTTATACTCTTGCCGTCATCAATCCATTGTTTAATACCAAATCGCTCAAGAGCCTCATTATCTGTTTTTGGAACGTGATGTGTAGCACCCTCATCCGTTTCTACTTTATAATTACCAGCATCCACACAATCTGTTATTTTTGTTATACTCATTAATTAAACTCCTAATGTCGTGCGTCTACGAGAAAAAAAGTAGCGGTATTAATAGCGTGTAGAAGTGCGCCATACCCACCGTGAGTAGCACCAGTATTGTCCAGTTCAGCGTGAATGGCACACGCTACTTTAGATATGTGCGTAACCTGATTAAAAGCCTCAGCGTAGTTAGCACTATTTTCCCAAGTAACCGAATAATGTGTCATTGTAGAACCATAAGTTATAATAGGAACTTTACGTTTCTTGCTGGTATAATGTATAGAAATCCAAAAGGAATCTGTATCATTGAAAAATCCAGAACCCATCATTCTTGCAGTTGCACCCCCAGCCCCCTGATGCTCAAGCAATTCTTCCACATAATAACCCACTTGATCTTTCACCGTAGCAAGCGGGGGTGATGTAAAAGTTGGTGCTGTTGAACCAAGATAGAGGCCGACTTGGGCTATTCTAAAGTAGTTGGATGTGCTATCAAAATTTTGTACTTGATTAGAAGTTGTATATTTGTGTCCTGCTTGCCAAGTGTTTGCAGTACCTGTCCACGTTGAAGCCGATGATTGAGCCATAACAAACTTTATCTCCAATCCTTTGTCTGCCTCAGTCAATAGCCACGTTCCACTAGTGTCCATTGTCAATGTAATACTAGCCTTTTCCCAAGTATTTGTAGTAGTCTGCGTATATTCAGCAATATATGATCTATCCTGCGCCCCATTTGAAAAGCCAACACAATAAGTTCCTGTTTTGGTGTGTTTGTGCCAAAAGGAAAGTGTGACTTCTTGTTGATGTAAGTGAGCAAAAACAGAACCTGTCATTTGATGGTTATGATAATACTGAGCAGTGCTGTGAGGAGTTGCATCTGCTGTTGTAACATCAGTTTCAAAGCTATAAGATGAACCATATCCTGATTGTGCAACAGTAGGTACGTCTGTTGACCTATTAATAGTAAGATTGCCCGTACCTGTATAAACAGTTCTAAAAAATGTTGCATTATAAACATTGTTATTAGGGGAAGCAAAAGTTGTTCCTTCAACCCACTGCGTAAAATCTCCGTCAATAATAAAATTCTGCTTAGCACCACCATCAATACCAGTAAGGCTCGCACCTGAGATAGCTGGCAACGCATTTTCTAAATCCCTAGCGTCTAGGTTAGTCAAGCTACTCGCATCCAACGCTGGTAACGCACCGTCCAACATTTCTGATCCTACTTTCGATAGAGATGGCATTAGTTATTCTCCTTCGGATATTTTTTCTTTACTGCTTGTCGTTTCACCTGTAGAGCATCTAGTTCATTGTCTAATATTGCGTGGACACATTCTTCTATTGTTGGATATTCTAATTTACGCTTCTCTGCGTATGTAGGAGGTTGTTCATTGTTGATCCATTTTTCCCCATCCCATTTAGACTCATCAAATGTAGGCGAAATATTAATTCGACTATTCCCTGCTTCTGCTAAAATAGCAATAAACTTATCATTTTTTTCGTGACCAGTATAAACTGGAATACCATTACTGTTTATAATTGTACTAATCATTATGGGTTACTCCGTGTTATCATATCGCAAGCAAATAATCTGTATTGAAAGTCAGCTGCCCCTGCAACCTCTGATGCAGCATACTCAACTTGCTTATTAGCATCTGCCAGAACATCTACTTGCATTGTCATATTATCTTGAGTTCCAGATGTGCCTATTTTTAAAGTAGCCTCTCGTCCATCTGTAGCCGAATCAGCAGCCCCTTTGGTTTTAATCCACATATGCTGATTAAGTGCAGTCTCAGATGTGTTATTATGAGCCAAATATCCGTGACTAATACATAAAGGGGGAGTAGTAAGAGTGGCAGTTTCAAAAGTATTTGGGGTTATGGTTGGATCACTAAATTCTATGACAACGTCACCCTGTATCCTAAAATAATCACCGCTTTGAAGAAACGATAAAATATTAGAACTACTATCTGTCCTAACCCATCCAATTAATCTTTTTTGGGTATAGCTAGTGGGCATAGTTACACTTCCACCAGAGGCAGACATATCTGTACTAAATAAAACATCAACCACTCCTGTATCAGTACGTCTAATTAAATATAATCCATACCCTGTTGATGCTCCAACCGATCCAGTATCAAGCCCACCAGCATTAGTCCCTACTGCCCAAGACGCATCAATTTGTTTTGTTATTGCAGAAGCTAAAGTCATTGTTGCTGTGTCTGTATAATCTCTTGCACTACCAACAGCAATATTTATATCGTGAGCAGCATCCGTTCCATTTGCAGTATTCAGTCCACCAATAAAGTTAGTGTTAGGAGATAAACCAGTTAATGCCGACCCATCCAAAGCTGGCAAAGCCCCTGTCAGCTTACTTGAAGCCATATCAACAATATGCGAATCGCCTACTGAACTTGCAGGAGGAGCAACTGTCTCTGTGGTCTTGCCGTAATACAGGCAGTACATCTCAGTTCCCCCTGCTAAACTAGCAGTAGTTAAGGTCGTACCACTCGCTGTATAATCCGCAGGATTTTGCTTAACATTATTTATGTAGAGCAAAAGATCATCACTATTGGTGACGGTCTGAGATAACGTATGACTCGTTCCAGTTGGAGAACTGAAAGTCTGTCTCGTTAAGGTAGCGTATTTTGCTCCGGGTTTATTCCCAATAAAACCAGCCATTAGGTTTGCTCCATGATTGAGAGTGCAACGTCAAAAGAATTAGCAGTATCGCTTTGTACTTTTAAAACGTCTGAGGTTTCCATTACAATTTTACCAGCGAGGATGTCTAATGCCGAACCAGAAGGAACAGGTAAGTCTTTCCCGATGTATATATTATCTCCGTCAGCATTTTCTATCTTTGCATCAATCGTAATAGAACTAGTAATCGTATTAGCAATCGTGCATCCGATAACTACAGTTGTGGTTGATGAAGGTACTGTATATATAGTTAAATCAGTATTAGCCCCTGTGCTTCCTCCAGTTTCAGTTTTAAGTTTAAAAGTGTTAGCCATAATATTTCCTTAGTTAAATTATCCTAGTGCAATAATATCTCCGATTGAGGCTTCACCTTGAGGGCCAGTAGCACCTGTTGGGCCTTGTGGCCCAGTCGCTCCTGTCGCTCCTGTAGCCCCAGTTGGACCCGCTGGCCCCTGTGGACCAGTTGCTCCGGTAGCTCCGGTAGCTCCAGTTGCGCCAGTTGCACCAAGGTTTCCAGTGCGGGTAAATTGAACTCTACAAAGATCATTGTTGCTGATGGTCCCATTGGAAGCCACATAAGTAACTCCAAGACTGGAATACCCGGACTTCTGTGTTACAGACCCGCTAACCGTGAATTGATGCCAATTAGCTTGATTAGCCTCTTGAACAATTCTAATTGTTCCTTTGTGAGAAGTATTAGTAGAATCATCAAAAGCATCGGTTATTGTTTGAACATCGGTTGAGTTAGTATCAGCATCGTCAAAGTATATTAAAGTTGCACTGCCGACACTTCCGTTGTTGTACCAAAAATCTCCGGCATCATTATCAGAATCAGCAGTTGATGTATTAAATCTAAAACTAAGTCCACTATCGGCTCCGGCTTGCCCTGTGGCTCCAGTCGAACCTGTTGCACCCGTGGCTCCAGTCGCACCCGTGGCTCCAGTCGCACCCGTATCGCCTTTATCTCCAGTGCGGGTGAAACTCATTGTGACTGTGTTACCGTCTGAAAAAGAACCGCCACTTGCAACATGAGTTACTGCTACAGAACTATATCCCGTTTTACTGGTTACGGCTCCCGTGACATTGTAGATAGCAAAGATCGTTTCATCAGTTTGATCAACAACTCTTATCTGTCCGTTAATGGTACTGGTTGAATCATCCCATGTATCCAAATCTGCTTGAATATCGGTCCCGCCTTTTTCAACATCGTCTACATAGATGACTGTTACAGAACTTTTTGTCGCATGGTTGAACCAAACTTTTCCGGCTCCGCTATCACTATCCGCTGTGTCAGAATCCCACAACATATCGTATCCGGCATCAGACCCCCGGGCTCCGGTATCCCCCTTGTAGCCTGATGGGAAGAATGTAACTTCAACAGAATCACCATCAGTAAAAGTTCCGTTGGAAATCGTATGGCTAACCGCAACTTTAGAATATGTAGATGCGCTGGTTACAGACCCATTCACACTGTACTGAGCATAAACAGAAGAATCGGTTTTCTTCTTAACTATTAACGTTCCTTTATTGGTAGAAGTGCTATCATCAAAAGTATCAACATAGTTATTTATACTTACCGAGTTAGTGTCAACATCATCTATATAAACTACGGTGACTGAACTTTTTGTCGCATGGTTGAACCATATTTTTCCAGCCCCGCTATCGCTGTCTGCTGTATCAGAATCCCAGAGCATTGATATCCCCGGAGATACTGCATCCCCGGTCTGACTAAATCCGACAACCAAGTTGTCCGAAGCAGTGAAAGACCCACCACTATCTACATGAGTAACAGGAATTTGCAGCCAAGAAGAGTTATCTGTTATTCCAGAATTGATATACCCAACCCAAAAGTTTGATGGGGTTCCATCTTCATGTATATAGATGTACCCTCTTACTGCACTGTTGGAATTATCCCAAGCGGCTACCCAGTCTGAAATGTCCGGATTACCTGATTGAGCCGAAGCATTGGACACCGCTATCTGGCTTACGGATGCAAGCGTGGCATGATTAAGCCGAATATCACCTGTCCCGGGGTCTGCCATCGAGGTTGAAGAATCAAATGTCCACTTGGTTGCGGTTCCGAGTCCTAAAGAAAGATCCGTTAATGAAACGTTTTCCATTTCAGTAGCACCGGAGTTCCATCGGACCATTTTCAATGCTTCCGGATCAGCGATTGGAATTGCTGTAATTGCTGAAGATTCTTTAAACTTGAGAGCCCGGGAGATTTCTTCCGCTTGTTGTTGAGTCAGTCTTACAGACTTATCGTGCTGTTGTTCAGCAGAAGTAGATGGAAAATTGCCACCTAAAGGATAACTTGTATTCTGTAAATCAGAAAGGTTGGACTTGATAACCAGTGTTTCCCCGGATGCCGGGGTATAATCGGTTGGACTTGTACTAACCGTTAAAGTTCCTGTCGCACCATCACCACCTGTTAAGCTGTAATGTGTTCCTTCGGTCCATGACGTTTCTGCCCCGGTAGCATCGGTTTTCAGAATAACTCTGACATCTGTGTTATCCCAGAATATAAATGTGACCGGAAAAGATGTGGTGGACCCGTTTCCGGAGTAACTTACTTTATTTGTGGTTGCTGTAAGAGTCATTCTTTATTCCTTTATTAATCTACAAGGTGGACTGGGGTATCTGCTATTTTTGATGGATCAAGTCCAGAATCCCCTCCCAAGTATCCTTCATTTTCAAGTAATGCTGAAATTAACCAAGCATTAAGCTGTTTACTGACAAAAACTACATCTTCTCTGCTTTTTATTTTTGTAGTTAAAGCTTTGAAAAGTTCCTCATCATCCTGAAGTATTGCTTTAGTAATAATGCTCCCGGCTGGATCTGTAGTAAAATCCCTTAAAGTTTCACGCATCCGTTGTGCTACTATCCCCGGAACTTGAATAGCTCCCGGGCCACTACCAATGCCCGGGATTTTGCTTACCATGCTGTTTAGAACAGATCCCAATCTTGCTCCAAAAATCCCAACCATTGCTTCCAAATTTTTATCTGTTTTTTCTCCAATCAGATGATCCAATACCGCTTCTGCTCCTCTTCTTTCATCAAGCGATCTGGCAAAATCAGCGATTACATGGACCCTTTCTTGTTGCTGTTTTGTTAAAAGTTTTTCAAAAATTAATTTTAAACCTTCATTTTCATCAACCCCATCCAATATGTTAGTAAGGTTAAACCCTGATAACATTTTATGACCATGTTGATCCATTTCCCCTATTGAAGATTTTCTCCTCAAAAATTCTATAAAAGCGTGTTGCAATCCTTCTAAAGCCTCACCACTTGGATCAGCTTTATTAATTTGATTAATAATGGTACTGATTTCAGTATCAGGTTTCCGAGATTTAGATAACTGTGCAAAAACTTCCATCGGGTCTTTTTGTATAATAAGAGCCGATTTAGCAACACTGGGGTTTTGTATTCTGGATTTAAAATTCTTTAATCTTGTTTTTCTAAATTGAGCGGTGTTTCCGGTTGCTACTACATTTTCAAGTTGCTTTTTAAGATCCGGAAGCCTGTTTAATATTCTTTCGTTTTGCTGTATAAATTTTGTAGCACTTTGAACATTTACTTGGCCCCCATCTATATGAGATTGGGTAAACTTAGCCGCTATCCAATCTGCTATATATTCCTTTGCTTGATTCGGTCCTTCAAATAAAGTTTCTGCTGTCTCTCCTTTAGGAACCCGGGTTTCAACTTTGTCCAATGCAGCTTCTATCTGTTTAAAATTAACAGCAGTTATTTCCGGTCTTCCTGTTCCAATGGAAGCAGTAATTGAAATTTCAGGATCAATCCTTCCAAGGCCCGTGGTATCAACCCCAAGTATTTTTGATACAATTCCTCGATTGAATTTTTCATTGTGTAACTTGGTTGCGGCTATAGCTTTTTTAAATTTAAAAGCCGCATCTCCTTTTAATCCTTCTCCAGCATTTTCCAGTATTTTTAAAAGACCTTTTTGCAAATCATTTAAATATCTTATTTTATTTCTATCCTTATTTCCGGTAATTCCTCTTTCTTCTCTGATCAATTGAAGAATTTCACTTCTTGCATCCTGAACATCCTGAAGGGTAAGATCTTCTGCTTTAAATGTTCCCTTTTTGAACTCTAATTTTTTAGTTTTCTTGTTTTTAACAAATCTTCCAAACCGTTCTGTAACAAAAGATGGAATCCGGCTCTTATTGGCCCCATAGCGTGATTGTTGTTGTAATTCCTTTTTCCAAATTTCCATTACTGAACTTGCACTAACAAGTTCATCCATGGGAACTTCTAACCATTCCCCTCTAACAATTTTATAGCTGGCATCTTCGGCTAAGTTTAGTTCTTCAAAGAAAGCCCTTTCCGCACTCAATACATCTGTTTCCGGAATTCCCCTAACTGCATCATCGGCTTTTCTAGTTGCGGATTTAACATAAAGATCCATCATGTCATCAACAACTTGGATATGTGCTTCAAGTGATTCTCTTGTCAACTCAATATTTTGCCGTACAGATTTTCCACCCGCTAATTCTTTAAATGCTTTATGGAGAGCAGCATTAATTTCCTCAATTTTTTTAAGATCCTCCTGTCTAAGCTCCGGAAGTTTTCTTAAAATAGCGGCCCTAACACCAAAAAGACCTATATCCTTTGTCAAATCAACCGGGTCTAAAAATTCTGAAAGACCGGGAATGAGTTTTGCCAGTTCTTTTGTTTGCCCAATTTGTTCAGCCGCTATTTTTGGATCATCAGCAAATCTCTGTAATCGAGTATAATTTCTAAGCGTTGTCGTATCTGCATTTATAAAATGTGCTAATGCCCTTACATATTCTTCACCCTTACGCAAAATAAGAGAAGTTGGAGTAAATTGAGGAAGCGTTCCTCCAGCTACAGTTGTTAAAAATTGAGCGATTGGAGAATCCGGAAATTTCTCCTGACCTACATAATAACCAACTCCTGAAGTACCTCCCAAAAATGTTTCCGCAGCAAAAAATCTTGTGGGTCTTTGTCTAGCTGTTTCACCAATATTCTTGATGCTAGACATGAAAAACTTTTTAATTTTTGGAGCTTGTTCAATTGCTTCTTGGGTTATATTTTTTCCAACCGTTCTCATTGGTCCCGCAAATGTTAAAGATTCTCCGGCAAATTCCATACCATGCCTTAAAGGTGTTTCTGGTAGTTGTTTTTCCGGAACAGTTAGCCCAAGTTCTTCAGCCATTAAATTAAACCCACCGGAAGGAATTTCAAATTCCTCCATACCGGGTGGGATTTTGAGTCCTAAATTAACTGCACCCGCAAGCACATCACCGGGGAGGTCCAAGGTTTTGGCAACACCTTTAACAAATGGAGCGGTTACTAATTGATAAGGTTCAAGTTGTGTTTTCATAATAGCTTTTACATTTTCCTCAACTTCTGATTCAGGAGAAGTTAAGGTCCGGGTGTTTAAAATTGCCTCCACATCTTGCTTTACTTGTGATTTAATCGCTTTTCCCACTATTCACCCTTTACAAGTTTATCCATCTGTTTGAGTATTGCTTTTTGCTCTGTTGTAAAAATCTTTCTGCTTTTAAAATCTTTTCTTTCTTTCGGATCTGTCATAAGTTGCGGGAACATTGCCCCTCTTAACTCCATATCCGAGAAAACGTTTTGAACATAATTCTCAAAGTTTGAAAAATTTGTTCCAGTCATTCCCTTTTTCTTTGCCTGTGCAAATTTTCTTTCAGCAAACTTTTTACTGTCTTCTGGCATTGCATTAATAAATTGCTGTTTCAAATCAAAAAACTCTTCATGGTAAGGTGTTCCATCTTCTTTTGCTCCTCCCATGAAATGAAGAGTTTCCGCATCAATTATGTCCTGTTTTTTAAAGTTACCCGCTTTTCTAAATTCAATAATGTTTCTACCTTTTCCATCGTTGCCAGCGAACAATACTTCGGCAAATCCTTCTCCTTTTCCTTCCGTAACTTCAATATTATTTTCATTTCTGAACGCTTCTAACGGTTTTTGATTTTTTTTTTTTTCATTTCCATTAAAACTAATTCACGCTCTTCTATTTTCTTTCCTTCAGGTGTACCAAATAACTCTTCTTCAAACATACGATTACTAAGTGTATTAAGCTCTGCATCTATTTCTTCTATAGACATTTCATCAGGCACTACTTTAAGCGTTAAATTTTTAGACGTTTTAATAGGTACTTCCTTCTTTTTTATATTTGTTTTATTTTCACTTGGGGCTCTGGGTACAACTCTTTTCCGTAAAAGTTTTAACGCTTCTGGATGTTCATTTCCCCAATTCAGAAGATCTGTTTCGGTAATACTATTAACCAAATTAGTAATTTCTTTTTGTGAAGCATTTTTAATTGATTTAACATTTTGATACTTAGATATGGGGTTAATCTCAAATTCTTTTACCCTTTTTCTAAACCTAGCAAGTGCTGATATGCTTCTTAACGTTTCTACCCTTTTGTCAAAAGGCATTTTCTTATCAATTAAAAGTGACCTTTGGAAAGTAATCTCTTCGGTCAACATTTTATCCATTTCTTTCATAGCTTCCCGCACTTCTCCGGCTGCTGTCCAAGTCGCTGGACCAGAGAATATACTTGCCAATCTTTTTTGCTCCCAAACCGGAAGTCTTGAACTTCTCTTGAAAGCGGCTATAAAATCACCTTCTAAAAGAGCCAGCTTTTGTCTTGCTTTAACAACGTCTTTAGAAATCAAACCTTCACTTATTTGACCAATAGTGCTATTCCAAATATTAATAGCCGCTGATTTCCATCCGGTAGCATCTTCAAGTTTTATGATTTTATCTAAATCTTTTTCAGCATTTTCTAATTGACTGCTGGATGGCGGTGGCTCGGCATCTGCATCTTTAATTATTTTATCCGCAATACTAATAGCAGTTACAGCTTGAGGGATTTTTATTTCTTTTCTTGCCATTGAAACCGCTTGACCCAAACTATTAGCTTTTTTATTTTTTAAAAGCTGCTCTGCTCTGACAAGCATATTAAGTGCTAAATCTCGTTTTTCCGCAGGTAAGGATGTAGTTCCGGTATCGAGATTAACCTCACCTCCCAATGTTTGAACAATAAGCTCATTCATTTTCTTGCTGTCTTTACCTTCCAGTCCCGCATCACTTAAAATTCCTAATTCTTTTTCAGTATCACTTTTTGATTTTTCTTCTATGGCACTCAGTCTGCCTTTAAGTTTTGCGGCTTCTTCTTTTTCTTCCTTAGTTAAAGGTATTGTTCCTACCGCTTGTTTGTATAATATTGCTTCTTGATCTGAAGTGAATTCCACTCCTAATTTTTTAGCCGACTTGATTTTGTTTGCTAAAAGCTCAACCGAATTTAATTTATCTTGTGGAACATTAATTTTAAGTAACCGTTCTACCTTTTCTTTAACGTCTTCATCCTCAATCGCTTCAACCCCTTCAACTACTCCTTTTGCTTCTTGTACTTTTTTATATGAATTTAATCGTGTTTCAATTTCTATAGCTTGTTTTCTTTGTGCTTCAGATAAAGGTAAACCTACCTTTTGTTTAGCTAATAACTGAACCTCTGTATCATCAACGGGGATTCCTCTTGTTTTCAAATCAGAAACATCTTTATATAATTGCTCAACCGGAGAAAGTTTTTTCTCTGTTAAACCAATCTGCTCCATAAATGCCCGTTTTTTATCTTCATCAGGAATCGTTGTCCCAAATTTTTCTTCATAAAAAGCAAATTGTGCTTGAAGCTGTTTCACTGCTTCTAACTTATCGGGTTTAGGTGTTAGACCCAAAGCTTGAACCATAGTATCATCTGCACCTTTAGCGGCTTCTGAAATTACCTTTGCCCCTTTTACTTTTAATTTGGCTTTAAGCTCGGGAGACATAGGTAAATCCCTTATTGAGGCTTCCATTTGTTTTATTTCTTCAACTTCCGCTTTTGGATGTTCTTTTTTCCATTGTTCAAAATAGATTCGTTTTAATTCAAAGTCACTTGGTTCTATCGTGACACCAAATATTTCATCTACAATAGCTTTTTGTTGTGGGTTAGGTTGACCATCTTCACCCTTTGGTAATTTACCTATTGCTTTGTTATAATCATCAAGTTTATCAATTTCAGTTCGTTCTTCCTTATCAGGCAATTTGTTTTCAATCACAAAAGCCCTAACTATAGGAGAGTCCTTTTCTGTTGGAAGAATACCTTGTTTTTGTAATTGTGGAACTGCCAACAATCGTTTTTGCACATCACTTCTTCCATTCTCTATACCTTTGACTCTTTCTTTATAAGAATTAAGTGTTTGAGAAAAATCTTTATCAAAAGTTCCATCTGGTTTATATTGAAGATCCCAAACATCAGGATCATGCAAATATCTTTTAACTTTTAAAAGATTTTTTTCAGTCTCTTCATTTAACAAGCGGTCTATTTTCCTTGTAAAAATTCTTTGCTTCCCTTGTCTTTTTAGTTCAGGCTCAATTTTTTCATCAAATAAAGATGCGTATTGTGAATCAAACCCTTGATCAAATTCAGAAAAGTTGTCTGCTATATGGTCAACATCCTTATCTGGATCTAGGCCAATATCATCAGATAAACTATAAACCCTTCCTTGATCTCTTTGATGATTTATCGCTGTTTTTTCTTTCGCAATATTTACAGCAAAGGTGTTTTTTAGTTTATGTTTTAAAGATTCATATTTATAAAGTGAATTAGGGCTTAAATTTAACTTTGAAGCCTTTCCATCATATTCTTTTAAATAATTCTCTACTTTGCCATTCAGTCCTTTAATGTTGTCTGAATCACTTAAATCCAAAGCTTCTATAGATTCATCTTTTAAAGTTGTAAGCCTAGTTCCAATTTCTTCCTCCGCTTGCAACAAAAATCTGTCATCTTCTCTTTGTTTTAGCTTGGTACTAACTGTATTAATTTGAGTACCCAAATTCATCAAACCTTCACCCATACTGGCAAGAGTTTCTGTTTCATATTCCCCAAAAACACCTTTTGGGGGAGCCGATTGACCCGGATCTGAACTGGTTCTCACTTGAGGAACATCCGTAGCATCAAAAGTTTTACTTCCTCCTCTCCGGGTTCTTGTTCTAAAATTACTTCTTGATGGTAATTTAGGATTTGCCATAAATAAACCTGTTGTTTAAACGAAAAAGTTAGAAGCCATTTGAGATCCACCCAATAGAACGGTTCCACCCGCTCTTTGGAACCCGGCTCTTCTTGCACTTGTTCCAGCCATTCTTGTTAAAGCGGCTCGATTTTGTAATCGGGTTGAAGTAACTGTCCCTTGGTTTAAAATCTTTGCCGATTGATAAGCAACTTCCCCGGCATAATCGGCCTGAACGTTTAACAAAGACCCTTTGTATGGGTTCCCACCGCTTCGCCCAAGCAAAGAGCGTTGAGTTCCCATGTCATAGGCCCGTGCCGTTAAATAATCTCGTTGAGTTTGTTCTGATTCATCTTCTTTTCTTGTGCCAAGCTGTTCATCAAGTTGCGCTTGAAATTTTGCTTGCGCTTCTGTGTTCAAACCGCTTTGTGCCTGTCCACTTGCGGAAGATAGCAACCCGGCCCCTTGAAAAGCCGTACTTACAAGTTGCCCGGTACTCATTCCGAAAAGTCCACCAGTCCCACCACCAGTTGCACCAGTAACCATAGAGCCAGCGGCAGATTCAGCCCCAACACCAGTAAAACCGCCGCCTAAAGAAGCTCCACCAGCTTTACCCGCAACCACTCCTTTACCCGTACCACTCAAAGCACCAAAATCAGTACCCCCAATAGCCCCACCAACTCCTCCCATCAACGCACCCTTGAGAGGATCACCACCTGTAGCGGCAGATACTCCCGCTCCAACCGCCGCACCCATTAATATAGGACCCCACTTAGCCATAAATTACACCGTTGAATTAATTTCTATTTCTGGAGCCAATGCCAGTAAAACAAAAGGAGCCGGGTCATCACTTTGAATTACCATCCGTGTGTCTGTTTCCCAGTCTCCTTCAAACTCAATAAATTTTTCCCCTGTAAACAAAGGGGCTACTGAATCCATAGGATCTGATATCTTTCTAAAATCCAAGTTTTGCAAATTATCTGTATCAGGTCCTATCTTTAAAGTCAGACTATCCATCACAGCTACCGTTATTCCATGAATTCTTTTCTTCTTACCAATTGCTGTTCCTACCGGGTTTCCACCTTCAATCTTTAGCGTTTTATATAAATGAGCGTATCGCAATCCTACCTGAACAACCGAAGCGGCAGAGTCAAGAGATATCGAACCACTCGACACCGTTTTATCCGACTGAATAGCTCCGTCTGCATACACCCCCACAGTTTTACCCTCAAGATGAGATAACCCCGTAATCGTTGATGTAGATCCACCGTCATAAGTCAGTATCGAATCGAGATAATAGGCATCTTCTTGGTCATGGCCTTGTTCATAATCCCTTTCAAACATTTCAACATATCTTTTGGTTGCACTGTTGATGGTTCGTTTAACAATAACCCAGACTTCATCCCTGTTTGTTGAGTCTTGCGTTTGCCCTGATCCATTTGTACCCGGTATGGATGCAACACTTTCCACCACAGCGTTACCACTCCCAAAAGACCCGCCCAATATCTGTCTTGCCCAACCAACAACATCTTCCTGTCTCCTGAAGGTCATTGTAGGAAGCTGTCCATCACCTCTAACAACAAAACATTGAGAATCAGGTTCTTCCGCAAAAGCAAGTTCAACAACATCTCCCCGGGTAATGTGTTGGGCCAGCCGGGTCATGTCAAACGCTTTGAAACCATCCGTTTCAAAAGTAAATCCAAACTCCCGAATCTTTCTTTTTGCTCTTTGCGTAAACAACACAATGTTGTCTACTCGAACAGGATCAATCGGTGCGGAACCATGGGTGGTCTGTCTTCGTACCGAAATGTCGGACGGGGTTAAAACAATCCCGTCCGACTTCGGTATCCACTCACCCCCAGAAGTCCCAATGGAAAGGGTATCCTCTCCAGCCGACAACCATCTAATAGCGTTAACATTATCGGCAGATATTTCAAAATCAATCGAATCATCATCCTGTACCGTTCCATCCCAGTTTCCAGATGTGTTTGCACTGTCCGGGGAATGATTTTCAAAATCCCCCGTGTTTGACATCCAAAACGTCTGGGGTTGATTCGTTGTATTTGCCGCTGTTAACCGTTGTTCATAAAAAGCACCAACAGCCGGATAACCTGTCGTTTCAGACCAAGATCCCAGTCTCCACCGGGTATCCGCATTGGTGCTTAAAAAATTCCTTTTAATATCTACCTTCACAGCAGTAGTTGATGTGTACTCGGTTATAATCCCCCATCCCCAATCTACCCCAGATGAAGGATTGTCGATTCGGACCAACCTACCAACGTCTGTACTTTTGAAACCATCTCCTCCATTGATCCCGGTAGTTGAAGAAGCGGTTGTGGTAACTCCCAACCCTGAAGTGGCTGAAGGAGTTAATGTTGTTGAAGTAGTGTTTACTTCGTCCCAAGGGCCGTCTTGCCAAGCAACTTCTACCAATGACCAAGTTGAGTGGCCCCTTCTTTCTAATTTGTATGTTGGGTGTAACCCGTGAAACAAGTAAAGAACATCTGCACTTTGGGGTCCACCAACATTAAATAACTGTGCTTCCGTATATGGAGTTGTTAGCTCCACCGGGGAATTATCAATTAACGAAACATCATCAATGCCGAGTGTCTTACCAGTCGAATGTAAAAACTGCACATAGAAGTTAGCCGCCGTAGCGGTAAAAGCGTATGTGTGAAAACCGACTGAAGCTTCAAAATCATCAACGATCTGGGCTCCGGTTGAAGAAGTTCCTATTCTTAATTTAACAACATCTCCCGGGCATCCATAAACCCGGAACCTTAAAATATGTTCAATTGCTGAAGAATTTGTTACTTGTTGTTCTGCATGAGCATTAGTTGTTCCATTTGAAACCAGACTCATCCGGTTATTGGTAGAATCGTGACTGATAGATGATCCCGATCCGGATTGATCTGTCCACCCAGTTATGTTTGAATCAAAAGTTCCGTTAGTTATTGAAGCTGTTATGTTCTGGGAAACTATCTGGCCTTGGTTCCTGTAGAACCGAAAAGCCTGTTCTCCCATTTCAATGATGTAGCTCTGGGTGGTTGAATATTCAAACCTTTTCAACCTTCCCTTAACAGCGGAACTTTTAAGCTCTGCTACATACCGGGTTCCCGCTCTTCTCATGGCCCCACCTTCAGCAAGTGGGATCATGTTTTCCATCGTTTCACAAGAGGAAGAATACTTGTTGAAATCCACTCTTGCGTGTAACCGGGGAGTTATTTCCCCAGTATTACTACTAATTTTTAAATCATGTAACTTGGGCATCTATCTCCACCCATATCTAGCCGTTGCCCAAGACCCTTGAGGTCTGCTTTTTGGTGTAGATCCAATTGCATCCACAGACATTGCTTTAAACAGGGATCGAGTTGCTCGACTTTCCAATCTTGTCTGAAGTGTTCCAGACTCACTTAAAGGTACTGCTAAATCTCTGCCCAAAGCAGTAGATAAAGCAGTCCTGAAAGTTGGGGTCATCAAGTTTGGATCTTGTTCAAAATAAACATAAGTTAAATAAACCTGTTCTTCGTTTGTCTCTAAAACATTTTGAGATCCAACCTGTGCTTCCCTATATTTAAAATTACCTATGCCATTATCATTGTTGTGAACATCAACAGTTCTCAACCAGTCTGATGGCAGAGCGTAAGCGTAATCATATTCATAAACTGGAGTCGTAGAAGACCGAGCCAAATTTGACCTTTTTTTGGCAAACTTCCATTCAGCAGAAGCCAGTAATTCTTTTAAGACTTCATCATAAATATCATTCACAGCATTTGCGCTTGGTGTTCCTTGAGTGAAAGAAGTTATTCTTGTCGCACCAACCATTCGCAATGCTCTGTTTGCAACATCCACTTTACTTGGCATTTAGCAAGCTACCGGAATAGGTTTATCTCCACGGGCAATGGCATGGGCCGTTTGTTTATTCTTGGTTTCAGCTATAACCATGCCCTGTTCTTTAATCTGATAAATTCTTTTCTTGTAGTCCCATTCCACTTGCCCATCACCCTTGATATATTCTGGAATAGGTTCTACCTTTTCTTCTTTCTTAGCGGGAATTGTATGTTTAAAAGTAACAATGTCAGAAATCTTTTGCACTTCCACTTCGCCCACTAATGTATCCTTAAACACAATCATAACCAGACACGTTGAATACACACGATCATCACGGATTTCAGTAAGCCTTAAAGTGTCTCCAATTAAAAAATTACCAATCAAAGACGAAAAATAATTAGGCTCCAAACAATAATTTAAAGGATGTTGATCACAGGTATAATTCCAACTACTGCCAAAAGTCCCATCTTCGCTCCGTGTTAACTTATGTGCTAATGCTCTATGGTCGCTCATAAAAACTCCATTAAAGATGAACAGTATTCAAACATTGCAAATAGAATATATGCCTTGCCTGAACAGGAAGGGTAAAACTAAAAAGTGGCCCCCATAAAGAGGGCCACTCATAAGGTTAGTCACTGTCGGTAACAGTTCCAGCAGTGACATTAGAACAATCAACAGAACCAGAAGAAACAGCATTTACAACGTGTGAGCCGTATGTACTGATAGTCCCGGTACGGATGGCAGTAGACCAAACAACAACATCAATGATGTCACCCACTGCAAGGTTAAGATCATCATCATCATTGTTGAAATATCCCGCACCATCCACAGTCGTATGTGCGTCTAAAGTGTCATATCGGTAATGGTTATAACCATTCCCACCGCCGATAAGAACCAAATTACCTGATGTATAAGCCATAATATTAAATCTCCAAGATTAAGAGGTTGCAAGAGCGGCAGTGTCATCCATGTTTCCTTCGATAACACCCGTATCATCAATCATTGCTGAACCGCCGGACATTGCATGATTAATAAACCAAGCGGCCCTGTCACCATGCCAAGTAATATCCGCACCAACACTTGATTCACCGGACATTGTTCCAGCGAGGTTGGCAGGGACATCTCCAGCGGCATATCCAACCGCATCCTGATTCCATACAAAAATCTTGGAAGTTGAAGTACCTACTCCCGGGTTGGCAGAATGAACCATCCATTTGATGCCCATCCAGTCCTTGAATCGAGGTGCGCCCATAGGAGCCCCTTTGGTATATTCCATTCCTTCCGGACCAACATATTCAGCCCTAGCAAAAGAATCTATTGACATTGCTCTTTCCCAACCAACCGGGGAGAGAACACCATACATTCGTCCGGGCTCATAAGAGTCCAGTCGAATCGTATCACCTACCATTTGAAGAAGACCATTCTTAACAGCGGCAAAAGAAGTTACAGTAATTGAAACCGCACTTTGAGATGTCGCATCAAGCGTGGTAAAAATTTGACTATCAACTTTTCGGCCCAGAGCCATTGCACCACCTCGGGCAATCGCCATGCGCTCATCAATGTTGACCTTCGCTTCATCGAGTTTATCAACCCAATCACCCGCATAAAAATCACTCAACGAACAACTGATCGCCGTGTGGGTTTGGTTCATGGGAGTGATTGTGCCGTGACGAGCTTTAGTTGTAGCAGTACCTTTTCCGATTTTCTGGAATGTAGTGCTAGAACCATTTACTCCTGATTTAAAACGAACAGAAGGTTTCATGCGTGATCCATTTAACTGGAACACATCATGGACATCACGCTCATATTGCGTGATAAAAGCATTATTTACTGAAGTGGACATTCGTCTATCTCCATAGTGAATTTAAAGAACTTTTTAATGTGCAAGTCCTCTGGAAGCCACTATTTCAGTAGACGGGAAGCCTAGAAGGGGCCGTTTATACGTCTAGTGGGGCATCGGTCATGCGGATTTTTTTACTACTTTTTGGCGGGGCCGGGAATCCGGGTAGCCACCATGCTAGGAGTCGTGTGCGGATGCACACAACTCCTAGCATTAAACTATCAACAATTTATATTATTTTCAAACGTTTTTATGCAGTCGGATATAATTTTTCCAGAAGTTCCCTTTCTCTTTGATCCCATTTTCTTGCTTCCTTATTATTACCTTTTGCATGAGCTTCATTTCTCTTGGCTCTAGCAGTATCAACCTGATCTTTCAGAGAATCCTTTTGATCGTCTGAAAGTGCTTCTCCTAAAACACCTTCACCCATTTCCCTTCCTATCTTGGCAAAAGCCATGGCAATAGCAGGATGATCCATAATGAACTTACCATCCTTGGTTTCTATCTTTTTAACATCCTCATACATATCCCCAAATACCTGTTCTCCAGCTTTGGATGCTATAATAAGGTTCTTATCATATTCATCCTTCCACTGGGATTTAAGATATTCCCGGGTTTCTTCCGCAAATTCTTCATCAGCTTTCAATCTCGCTTCAGCTTCAGAAACCTTGAATTGTTCATAAGCAGATAAAATATTCTTCGCCGCTGTCTTGGAAATATTGTTGTCCTGAAACAATTTACCCCATTCCTTCTGGGCGGCTATCGTTTCTTCCGGCAACTCTTGTCCATCTACAGCTTGTGGAAATTCATACCCATCTTCAGAATCAGGAACACCTATTGCTTTCCTAAATGCCGAGACTTCATCTTCAGAAGCGTTTTTACCCGGTAAGACCACAGCCTTGGAAACTTTTTGGCGAAAATCCACATTAGCTTGAACCAAAGCATCCGGGGTAGTGAATCTTTCAGCGTGTTTCCGTAGCTTTTCATCCTGAATCAATTCCCTCCAGTTAGTTGATTCTTCTTTACTTTCTTCAGTCTCTTCTGTTGTGCTTTCTTCCTCAACAGCCAGAGTTTCTTCTGTTGCAGTTTCTTCCATCACTTCTTCGCTCATAAATCACCTTTCTTGTTGGTTTTCTGGGGTTGTGATTTCGGTTCAAAATGCGTTGCCGAAATCAATTTGATACATATATTCCTCTCCCCTTTTGAAAAACCTTCCCTGTAAGAATCTACCTTTCCATTCTTATCCGTGAATACCTTGTTCTCAAAGAAATGACCCCAAGACAATATTTCATTAAATACCCTTTGCCCTGCTTCCGATCCAAAAAACACTTGCCTGAAATCCTGATACTTCTGGTTGGGATCAACAACTCTCTTGGAAAGAAAGCTAGTCAACATTTCATTAAATAAAGTATCAGGGTCAACCTTCGGTTTTCTAGTAGCCATTACTTATAGGGCTTTGGCTTACTGGGTTTTTTCACGGGTTTTCTTGGAGGTCTTCCACCGCCATACGGTTTTCCTTTTGGCATATTATTCTCCTAAAAGTTAATGGTCATTCTCAATAAGATTAAAAATCAGTTTAAAACTTTTTTAAATTTTTTTTTCGTACATCTCAAAGCCTGAGTTAAATACTTTTCCTAACTTCAACACCCTTTTGCTCCCGTCCCACCGTTGTCAAGAACTTTTTTTATCTGCATTTGAGAACGTGAAAGGCCGGAAACCCGCTTCAATACTGGGCGAAACGATCATTCTCAAAAAGCCATTTTGTATAATAGTCATGTAAGTTAAAAATTTATTCATTTTAAATAAGGGGAAACATTATGAAACCACCAATTGAGTTCATTAGAAAATGGAATAAGCGGCTAAGTGGCTTAGACAACCCAATGTATGAGTTACATATTAATGGAACAATGGTCAGAAAGTATAGAGTCACTCGCTCTCCCGGTAGGCGGGAACTTGTAGCCTACAAAGACTATGGTGAGAAAGTAAGTAAAGTTAAAGTCATAAAGGATATGTTTCAACAAAACTCATACTTTTACGAGTAACCATTTTCTTATCGGAGCGGTCTAACAAGGCCGCTCCGAAATTAATCACCTTTCATAAATAAGGGGAAACAAAATGCACAAAACAATTAAAATCGACTACACAAAAATGAGAAAGAACAAAATTACCAACCACGGGAAGATCACCATCTGCCCGAAGTGCGGTAAGAAGGGAGCCTTTGTACGGCGTTTAAACCGTGATGAATATACTCACCACTCCAAGTTAGTACAGTTCGCCGGAATGAAATGGTTATCCACTGATAGTGGTGATTACTGCTCCATCAAAGATTAACCTTCAGCCGCTTGAGGTGAGTTCCCACCAGCGGAACTCACCTTATTGGCGGCTCCCGCTAACTGCTCTGCAACTCCGGCCCCTTGCTGTAACATCTCCGCTTGTTGTTGCTGTTGCATGGCGGCGGCACGTTGCTCTCTTAATGCCTCAACCGCTTGCCTTCCATTCAGGATTTCATGCGGAATACCAGCGGCATCATGGGCGAACCTTCCAAGCTCATCAATGTTAACCAGATCAGCCGCTTCCGGTTTAACATTACTCAACTCCAGCATCTCCATAGCCCATTGTTTAGCAGCGGCGGCTTCAATCTGTTTCCGGATCTTGGTAACTGGCATCTCGAACTCGAAGTTGATCCGTGTTCCAGCCAAGCCTTCCGGCACAGGCAAGAAAGCCCCGGCCCGTAACAATAAATTAAAAGTTCTCTCTGCTATCGGGCGGTTATAATCAGATTCAAATCTTCCAAACACCGGACCCACTTCCCTGATGAACTCATCCTTTCTTTGGATAATCTCCGTTGCTGTCATCTGTGGACCATTCATCGGAAGGTTCAGGATATTCTTAAAGAAAGCGTTCAACACTTGGTTCCGGGTGTCCATCTGCATCTCCCGGGTAACAGGGAGATTGGCTCCACTGATCAATGGGAAGAAAGGATTCCCACCCATCTGGGAAGCAGTCTCAACATCGTAATAACTCAAACCCCCGGGGAAAGTATTGACCTCTGACATCACCCCATCATTCGGAGCCATCATTGGAGGATCAGCTACCCGCTGTCCGGCAACCAGTATGGTTTCACCCATGGCTTGCAATGTATTCACATCAGGAAGACTGATCATCCCGGGTGATCTACCATAATCTTCCCCGGAACTTGTATCCCATCTCGGAGCCACAACCGGAAGTTCCATGAACCCGTCTTCAGAGATCAGGTGCTTGGTTGCTACTTCAATCCATAGATGCTCAAAAGGCATATTCTTAGCAAGCAAAGGTTCTTCAAACACTCCACCTTCCCGCTTGGCAATGACCTGTAACACCTCGATCTTATCATCCATCTTACCCATCTCGATAAGCTCTTGAACCCTCTTACTCAATTTCCCCTTGCCAAACATCTCCACCAACTGCCACACCATCAACCTTCGGCTTCTATACAATGCCGCCGGGTTTCCTTCATCGTCATACATCACAACAGCATCTTTAAGATGAACACTCTGGAAAATCAAATTAGTTTTTGAATTAGATAATCCGGAATAAAGAATCCCGGTTCCAAAAACAACCAGATCCATGTCACACTCACCAGTCGCTTGCCTGAATCTTGCTTTTGGATTTTTCAAAGCCCGGTTAAATCGTTCCGTGGTATCAGCTAACCAGAAAGCGTTTTCATCATCCCGCTCAAGGTTATGATCCTCCGCACGGATACGGGCGAAGATTTGCCCCTCCGGTCTGATCATTGATCCCACCGTATTGGCTAGACTTCTTGCCGCTTGAATTCCGGTTCCATCAAAGATGTCATCCGTCCGGCTATCCCCATCCTCGGTATTGGTTACAAAACCCTGACGGCGGGTCAACAACACCCGGGACAAATCGTCCCAAAGTTGTTCAAACTGGCCTCTCCGATTTCTTAATAGAGACTTTCTTCTTATGTGTTTTTCTACTCTACTTAATTCAGCCATTCCCTAGATCTCCTTATCCCAGTGTATTTTCCCCGGCTCCACCACCGAGAGTAGGTCTTAACACATTAGCCTGTCGAGTAACACCCTTTGGACCTGTCAATTTGGTCTTTGCTCTTTTCTTTTTCTTTATAGATGGTTCTTGAGATAGTTCTTGCCTAACTTCTTTCTTAGCTTCCACAACTTTAGGCTCCACGGCTTTCTTCACAGGTGGAGGTGGGGCTATAATCACTGGCATTGGTGGTGGTTTTGGTTTTGAAAAAAATTTACCCATTTAATTTCTCCCTTAAATTGAAACGTATAAAACAGGACCGTCTTCTTTCATCCCGCCCTTTTTCATCAAGTTAATAAATAGTTGCTGGTTCTTTTCATCCAGCCCCGCTGTCGCTGTCGTAAAGACATGGGAACAATTGTAACTCTTAGCCCATATCAACACGGCTTGTAATAATCTTCTTCCGGCATCAGAGCCCCGGGCCATTGGTGAAACCCAGAACTTGTTCACATAACAGAAAGGCTTTTCATGGAATTCCAGACTGTAAGCCAGCATGGTTCCACCAACAATAGACCCCTCATACTCGGCAACGATAATATCCGCTACCGGGTGATCCAAATGAGTTTTAAAAAATGCCCTCGATGCCTTGGCACAAAACTTAACATTGTAACTACTCTCATCATTACTCCGATCAGCGAAATAAAGCAACTCGTTCAAGTCTTCCGCTACCGCTTTCCTTATATTTACTTTTTTTATCCGTGCCATTTATGAGGATTGTATCTATGGTTCTGTGACATCGGTTTCTTCAACTTCCTGTTCCTGTCAAAGATAAACCGCATCTGGGCTTCTTCCCTGCCCTTGAAGTAAGTCCTCAAGGTATCCTCTGTCCATCCGTTCAGCTTATCCTCTTCTGTCAATTCAACCCTGTCTTTTTTCATCGCCATTTGTGTGGGTTGTACTTATTATTAGATTTGGGAGGAGCGGAGAATTTAACTCCACTCTGCTTTCTCCCCTCCAGTAGAGCGTAAACACAACTATCGCCCTTATCAGGACTACGGCCCAGTCTTTTCTTTAAATCCCCAAACCCGTCCTTAGTGTGACTGCTTTTTCCTTCCACCTGAATACCCGCATTAGTCAACTTCCAACGGGGAGCGCAAAGATCCGCTTTCAATTCCCTGTCCGGCGGCAACATTAAACCCGAACCGTAAGCCGGATCTAATGCTTCCCTCATCTTCCACCACATCTCGGACCGCTTGTTAAAAAACCCAAGTGATCCACTGGCATCCCTGCCATGACTCTGCTTTCTTCCATCCACGGCAATTGCGTTCAAACCGTTTGTCTTCAAGTGATCATAGGGTGAAGTACCCGCTCCACCTATCACATCTATAAATATCGGAGCCCCATCCTTCACTGTACTCGTACACAATGCCGCAATAATAGGCCCGTCAATCGTTGTTTCACCCTTCTTAACAATCGGTCTTCCTATCCAGTTCCCATACCTCGGTGTAAGTATGGTCTTATCCTTACCACCCCTTGCCGGATCAACACCCAACGCATCCATCTTTGAACCATTAGGTCTTTCTTCCAGCCAGCGTTCCATGGCTTCTTCCACCCACATGGTTGGTATAACTTGCCACGGATCATCTTCCATCCCCGCCGAGAAATCACCCAACAACATCTGGGAACGAAGAGGTTCCGGCAATGCCTGAAGTGTTGCCTTATAGCCGCTTACCATCAGGAAGGGATTGTCTTCTACACTCGATGGTATGAATGTACGGCTTTTGGGAATTACTTCTTTTCCTTTAACTTTAACCGGGTCCGGTCCATCAACCTCGATGTCGTTACCCTCTTCATCTGATACAAACCACCGCAACTCTCCCGGCAATGCCGGACGAGGATGTTCCTTATCCAACCACGGAGCCCAATACTTAACCACCCATTGACCTTCCGCTGTCGTAGGCGGGTTGGTTGCCGCCACTACCCTGCACCGCTGATCCGGATCAGCGGAACGATTCCATGTAATAACGTACCTGAACTGACTTTCCAAAAACTGAGTCAATTCATCAAAACAAATCAAATCCCGGGGATCACCTTGGTAAGCCTGTTTATCTTCATCGTACTGCATACCACCAAGGCGAATACTTTTATCCCCACCCAGATTAAATCTCTTCTCTTGCCCGTTGTATCCTTCCCGGGTCTTCCTAATCCTTATAATTTCCTCGGCAATCGGTCCCAACTGCTTGGACTCCCGCCGATAAATTATTGAACGTTGATGCCGGGTTAATGCCAACCCGATCAGCAATGCGCTCTTACCGCCACCCGCCGCTCCACCGAACAACATTATGTCGGCTCTACTTTCATAGGCCATTTGTTGTGGTGTAGCAACTTCAGGGTTCTCGATGTCAATCAAAGGCCGCCAAGGATTTTCCTTAACATCTTCAACCAACAACTTGTCAATTTCTTCTTTCTGTTCCTTTGGAAGCGAGTCATACTTCGCAACCAATTCAGCCAAGCTTGGCTTCATAGGCTTTCAAACTTTCAGTTGGTCACATCTATTGAAGGCTTATCCAATATAGTAGTTCCCATTTTTGCGGCAGTAGCAAGATGGGCTAATCTCTGTTTCAATTCAGTTTCATTCATCTTGCCTGTTGTCACACCTTTAACTTCCAGTCGTTGCGTGTCCACCCAACCCGCTTGGGACTTCAACCAAAATATTTGTGCAGTAACATTGCCTTCCATTGCTTTTTGGAACAAAGCTTTTGAAACTTCAGCGTTAGCTTTCGTTTTTCCAGTGTCCAACTCTTCCATAAAAAATTTACGGAGAGTATTCACCCCACACCCAATAATCTTTGCCTGAATGGTGTGTGGAACCCCAGTGGCAGTCATCAACATGACCCTTTCCTTATCTTCTTCCTTGTACTCGTATTTTATGACCGTACCCTTCGGCCTTCCCCGTCCTCTCTTTAAGGGGTTGGAAGCTGTGACTTCGGAGGCGGGAACTAAATTGGTAGGTAATTTTTGATCATCCATATTCATATATTATATACCATAATATTATTTATTTAAAAATATCATAAATTGAAATAATTTTTTGAAAAAAATTTGGGTAGCCCTTTTAAAACAAGGGGGGTATCTCTTTTACACCGGGGTAAACCTAATAAAATTTGGAAAAAATACCTGTAGCACGAAGCCAAAGCTTCGGCGGGGCCGCAAACTTGGGGGGTG